TAAATTTGAGTACATCTTTCTGTTTTTTCAAAAATTTCAAAAGTTTTTTAGAAATTACAAAATAAATCAAGAGATGTACTCAAATTTTAATTTTCAATTTTTAGAAATATCCAGTGTCTTTTTAAGACATCAGAATGGTACTATAAATATCCAAAGATCCTCTCGATAGCCTCTCGATAGCCTCTCGATAGCCTCTCAATAGCCTCTCAATAGCCTCTCAATAGCCAGCGACAGCCTTTTCTATCACCTTGACTATAGCCTCTCAATAGCCCCCGATAGCCTCTCAATAGCCTCTCAATAGCCAGCGACAGCCTTTTCTATCACCTTGACTATAGCCTCTCAATAGCCTCTCAATAGCCAGTGACAGCCTTTTCTATCACCCCCATATAAAACCGCGTTGGGGGCGGTCTCCCCCATTAAAACCGCGTTGGGGGCGGTTTCCCCCATAGGGCGGTTTCCCCCATCCCCATAGACTATATAAAATTATCATAAGATATTATAATAGGTATTGTTATTTTTTGAGTATTATGCTATCAGTAGGTATTCCCACAGAATTGAAGGCGAATGAGAATCGCGTATCATTGATTCCGAGTGATGTCAAAAAGATTGTTGATGAAGGTATCCCTGTATATTTTCAAAAAGGAGCAGGACAGTGGGCAGGCTTTAGAGACTATGAATATATAGAAGCAGGAGCCTTTGCAAGAAATACCATAGAGGAGCTTTATGATACCGCGAGCCTTATTGTAAAAGTTAAGGAACCGCAAGAGAGAGAATATCCCCTTATAAACGAAAAGCATACTATATTTACATTCTTCCATTTCGCGAGCAATAAGGGGCTTCTTGAAAGAATGATTGAATCTAATGCCATCTGCTATGCCTACGAAACAGTAGTTATTAAGAGCGCCGATGGTAAAATCCACTATCCTATTTTATCAAATATGTCATCAATTGCCGGAGACCAAGCATTTATTGAAGCGGAATCATTTATATCAAAAAAGATTCCCAATCACTTTTATCATATTCCTATAACAATTATAGGAGCAGGGAATGTAGGACAGGCATCTATGAAACGCGCTATAAAAATGGGATATAAGAATATTTATCTTATTGACAAGGACGAGGAAAAAATTAAGAATATTAAGAGAGAGGCAGATGATTGTCCGGGTACAAAAGGCATCATCAATATCTATAATATGACTGAAGATAATCTAAGAATACTTATGAAAAAATCTATTATAACAATCGGGAGTATCTATAATACTGGTGCTGAAACAAATAAATTATTGACTAACGACATCCTGGATACTATGCCAGATAATAGTATTATTATGGATGTGGCGATAGACCAAGGAGGAATAACAGAACAATCAAGACCGACGACCAAAGATAACCCTTTTATTACATATAAAAATGTTAGTATTTATTGTGTGCCTAATATTCCGAGCTGCATACCTCTAAGAGCCTCAACATTACTCTCTAATTCAATAAAAGATTATGTCGTCGCCATCGCAAAACACAGAGAATACAAATATCCTGAATTAGGCAATTCTAAATATAAAATATAATCTCGAATATAATTCCATATCAATATAATTATAAAAATTGATATCTTATTTAATTTATTTTTATTAACATTACACCTATCTATACTAATATTCCAGATAACAATGCAGTTTCCATCGTCCTTCAAGATTCGCCCGTGTCTCGCGGTATTTGCGGTATTCCTCGTGTTATTCGTGTTCTCTATGAATATAAGAGGAGCTTATTCGTATTCTGTATCATTTCCCACATATAAAAGGAATCTCGCAGTAATCTCTAATGCAGATATTAAATATTTGTCGGATTATGATAAATATCAGCTTATCAAGCTATTCAATAGCGTACCCCTGCTATTATTTAAAAATCAAAAGATTAATCCAGTAGAATATTACGAGTTTTGCAAGCTATTTGACGATAAGCATACTAATGATACTATCCATCCGTTTGAATATTCGAAAGTTGATATTGTGCCTCAAATAGCCCTCCGAGGTAATTGCTATATTAAAGACCTTCACGGTGTCAAAGATGTTCGTTTAAAATATAGCGAACCCTTTAAAAACTCGCTCGTGTGGCACCAGGATATTGTAGGTCAAGGAACTTATTTGCCTCCCGTAGTTTCCAGTATGTATATGATTAAGACGCCTACTCGGGGCGGCAATACGCTTTTCGCCAGCCTCGAAGACGCCTACGATAGTATTGATAGCAATATTAAAGACAAGATTTACGATTTAAAAGTCATTTATTCAAATACTAATACGGGAATGATGAATACATATTTTGATTATACGGGATATAATAGGGTAAAAAATAATGATATGAACTTTGAAAAAGAGGAGACCATTATTACTAAGGAGCCTCTTGTCGTCTATTCTAACTATAATAGGAATCGCAAAGCCCTAATGCTATCCCCATTCCGTTTTACGAAGTTTGATAAAATGTCCTGTGGAGATAGCTTTGATTTATATAGAGAAATTATGTCAAAAAATGTAGTTAATAAAGATAATATTATTGATATTAAATGGGAAAATAATGACCTACTCATATTTAATAATAGAAAACTGATTCATTCTTCATCGCCTACATTGGAATACAAGGATATGGACAGGCTATATTACAGTTGCTTTGTAGGAACCAGGGCACCCATCTTTCCCTGCTAAGAATCTGAAGAATGCGCCACGAGGTTGGAGTGGCTATAAGTTATATACTTGGTTCATAGTGTTATTATAGATGTTGGAGGATATAATTTCGCTACATATATCGGCTATACTTTTATTCTCTACATCAATATATATTATATTTTTATTATTTCTGACAGCTTCTTCATAGTTCTTTTCGTGTAATTCGTGAATTCGTTTAATATATTCAAGTTTGATATTTTTCTCAGCTTCCCGTCCTCTTTTTTTAATTCTATTAAAGCATATTTCGGGATTTGACCTTAAATATACATATCCACACGGTTCCCATAATTTATCGGTAGTTTTATGAAGCGTCAGAATATTTCGATATTCTTCTTCGCTAATACTCTTATCTTCATAAGCCTTCTCAACAAATACATTTTTGATGAAATAAGGGCTCCGTTCCATCAATATAATAGTATTGGATTTCTCTTGTATCCAGCATCTGTCAAGCCATACTTTTATTTGAAAATTATAAGTGCTGTTCTCGGTATCGTACATATTTTTGAGATATTCGCTCCAATTTTCAACAGGCTCTAAATCTACGGGTGTTTTGTAGTTTTTATGAAAATAATTTAGGATGCTCGTTTTATAGCAACCTATATTACCGTCCAAAGTAATTATCGGCATTTTTAATAATTATATTCATATATATTTATATATCATTTTTCATTATTTTACTTTTATAGATTAGTTTTTTGAAATTTGCGTATTTTAATTCGGTAGCCTTTGTATCCGTAAGCTTCTTAATGAAATTATTAAATATTTCATTGAACTGTTCCATAATTACATCAAGCATTTTATCGCTTATTTTTACATTAAAATTATTGAATATTTTCTTCATTTTCTTCTTTACCGCCTTGTTCAATTTAGAACAAGCCCCGCCAGTCATCTGTAATCCCAACGCAGGTCTCGCGACATTATTCGCAAAATCAATATTCATTATATCACCGCTTACATTTTCGGCTCTGTAATGTCTGGACTCATCTACACCAAAAAAAGCGGCAGTATTAAACGCGCCACCTCTCATTCCACCCCTTGTTGATACGATTACAGTTGTAGATTTACCGGTGATTCGTGCGGAATTACAATATTTATTGATATAGTGTATTAAATAGCTCATATGGTTATTTAATATTTGTTTTACGCCCATTTTGAGACATAAAAGGGCGCACAAAGATGCGATGTTGAAAATGAGTTTATCAATGTATATATTCATTAACATTACTATTTTCCCCTCATCCAGTTTATTAATAGGCTTACGGCGTTTTATACTTTTTATCAATTCGAGAGAACACAATTTAATATCTTTGCAATCTATCATATATAATTATTACTACTATTATATAAAATGAAAATAATTATATATATTAAGTAGATTAAGAACAATGGAATATTTAGAACTTGACGAATCTAATCCGGTATTACATAGAATGAACTTTTTAAACGGTCGTATTGATGCCACAAATAGCAGCACTTTTAATATTGAAAAATCGCGCATCAGAGCTTCCGAGCATCAAATAAATGTTATATCGCGCAATCTTGATTGTACGGAAGTATCTAAGCTTTTTTTTTCAATAGACAATATCAATCTATTGCAAAGAGGCATACGCAATAAAATATTAAATGATACTTCCGGAGAAATAAATATATCGCGACAAAGCGATGACGAGCTAAAAATTATTATGCGCTCTATTTATTTTCAATATGGGAAGAATAGCATATTTAATGTGAGAGAACAGGTATTATCGTTAAATACGCGCGTGATTGAGTGGAGCGTCCCTGAAATTATATCAAATATCAAACAATCGCAAAAATACCTGCGCGATATCAGCACGATGCCCGTTCCCCTTGAAAGATCCACGCTTCCTTCAACAAAAGGAACTAAAACCTTAGATATTACTAATAGATATTAATAAATATTAATAAATAATAGCAAATAATAAATAATATAATATTATAGAAGTATAGAAAAATATATATATAAAAATGAGTGGTTATATAGATACTGCTTTTTCCTATGATGAATCGGATTTAGGCTTAGACCCCGAAACTAAATTGCGCTTTAAACCGAATAAGAAGGAACTTGAACTATTCAAATTAGAAAAATTAAATATGTACAAGGGAACTTGGATGGTTTGCTTCGTATATGGTATTACCGCCATAATTCTCCTTTCCGTCATATTTTTCACGGAATGGGGAAGAACATACATATATAACAAGTTTTTCCCCGCAGTTATTACATATGTTTTAGGTGCAATTGTTATTATTATATATTTAATAGTCTCTATATTTAGCTTAGTACCCCGCAAACTAAGAAAAAGCGTAGAAACATTACCTGTATGTCCTGATTATTGGAAATTAGTAACAGTTGAGGAGGAGGTAAAAAAAGATATTAAAGATAATATAACAAAATATTCTGCAGCTAAAGAAAATCCTTTAACACAAGACCCGGATTATAAAAAAGGCAAAAATGAGCAATATATATTAAACAGACCGGATGACATCAATATATCAGCAGAAGATCATGTATTAAATTATAAGTGTGTTCCAGACCCTAATGTATATGGTGATATTAATGAGCTTAAATCCCAATTGGAATTGATTAATGAAAATAATAACATCTATAAAAAAGGGACTACATTCGATGATTTAAAAAAAGATAATTCCCGACCTAAATATTTATATGTTGACTCTTCTAAAATAAATCCTGATTTGGAAAAATATGCGGAAATAACCGGTGTTTATAAAAATACATGGACTACACAGGCACAAGCAAATGGCCAATATTTTGATAATACAATTGTTAAATATGAGAATGATAGATCGGAGAGGTATAAATCCGATCAAGTAGATCAAGCACATGTTGATAAAATTAAACCCTTGATATGTAATGAATTATATCCGTATTTACTTGATTCTATGGAGGACAAAGAGAAAAATCAAGAGTTAAAATGCGAATATGCTAAGAAATGCGGTGTTTCTTGGAGTTATTTAGATTGTTATGGAGATAAGGGAATATTGTCTTCAATACCTTTATCTGTTACAAACTCTGCTGCTGAAAGAGTGGCTACTATGTAAAAACAGTTTGTTTTACAAGGTTTTACATATTCCAAAAGTTTTTCTATGAAATTCGCTCAATCCGTGTATTTTTAAAGCGGCAAGATGATTTTTTGTTCCGTACCCCTTATTTTTTTTTATATCATAGCGCATTAATATAGGATTGTCTTCAACAAGCTTATTTATCAACTTCGTATGATAATCTTTGGCGACTATAGAAGCTGCTGCAATAGATAAATAAATTGCGTCCCCTTGTAATACGCATTCGTACTCTATCATTTCCGCTTCCTCTCCTGGCGGAATATATCCCTTAAAGTTCGGTCCATCTATCAGCAAATAATTGAAAGGCTCCTTCTTATATGCCTCATTAATAGCTCGGTTCATCGCTTTCATAGTAGCATTTAAAATGTTTATTTCATCAACCTCTTTATTAGATACTTCGCCGACTCCATATGTTACGCAAATATCCTTGATATATGAAGCCAAAAACTCCCGTTTTTTTTCAGATAATTTTTTAGAATCCTTAATTTGCTTATATGTATCATCCGGAAAACTCTTAGGCAACACGACACACGCAGCTATCACCGGGCCTATAAAAGTCCCTCGCGCTACCTCGTCAACTCCCGCTATTATCTTATCCTTATGCTTTTCTGCCGTAATAATATAATCGCCGCTCTCGCTGTTATCGCTCATAATATTTGTTATAGTTATCTATGTAAATATAATGCAGTCATTTTTTATATGAAATATCGCGTGGGAATGCGTCTAAAAATGCTATTTTAATATGTGTGTATAAAGTGTATTACATTAAATACGCTTATTACTTTTTCTATATTTTTATGCCCTCTTGGCGAAATTGGATATCGCGTTTGACTTCTAATCAAAAGAGTGTGGGTTCGAGTCCCACAGGGGGTAATAAAATGTTTTTCTTGTTTTTTCCGATTATTATTATTTAGATTTATTAGATAGAACCGAGGTCTTCTTTGTGATGAATATATTTTATATATTATATGATACTATTACATCATTATATAGGAGGTGTTTTGTAATCAGCGAAGAAAAGGGTGATGTATATTATTCTATGTAAAAAAATTGACTGTCTTATAAATATTAAATAATCATCGCATCAAATATGATTCAAGAGATTATAGTAATCATCGACGATACTCTATATTGTATTGAAAGAGTCATCATAGACATCTTATTGTGCCTTCTTGTATTTTCCCTATTCTTACTAATAAAAAATTTGCTTATTTAATCCTTCAATAATCTGGTGGAGACCGCTGGGGAGACCGCAGGGAAACCCGTACCCCAACGCGGGCTATTGAGAGGCTATTGAGAGGCTATTGAGAGGCTATTGAGAGGCTATTGAGAGGCTATTGAGAGGCTATTGAGAGGCTATTGAGAGGCTATTGAGAGGCTATTGAGAGGCTATTGATATATTTATATTACCATTATGATGTCTTAAAAAGAAACCAGATTTTTATGAAAATTGAAAATTAAAATTTGAGTACATCTCTTGAATTATTTTGTAATTTCTAAAAAACTTTTGAAATTTTTGAAAAAACAGAAAGATGTACTCAAATTTTAAAATGAAAAAATAAAGATATTCCAGCGTCTCTGCAACTGCTCTGTTAATCTAAGTATTTTTATAATAATTATTGAGAGGCTATTGAGAGGCTGTTTGAGGCCTATGAGAGTTTATTTAATAACATTTCAATATCGTTGTAATAGGCATCGTTATAATCGCAGTAAAATACCCCATCTGCCGTTTTTTTGTCAGTCGGATATCTATTTGTCTTGTTTGCCCTATCTATGGTATATTCAACAATTTCGCCAATAACTGCTATATTGTTTGCAGTTAAGCCACCACTCGCTATCATTTTGATATATTCGGGGTTTCTATAATTATTAATAAAATATATCTTGTTATAATATACGGTATTTTCTGCAGAATCTTTTTCTATATTGCCTTTCGTTAATATATTATTATCACATAGTAAATCAAATAATACCCAAGCCAACGATTGAATATCGAGCATATAATCAGTTATATATTTTTTATGCATCATAGTTGCCATATATAACAAGGTTCCTACATAACCTTTGCGTACTTTCATTTCTCGCACTCCCTTTGCATTGATAATATTTACAGACAATCCAAAATCTATTATTTTAATTTCATTCATATTTTCATTTGCAAATACTATATTATGCGGCTTAATATCTAAATGGATTATTGATATATTTTTTTTCAAATTACAATTATGCATTGATTGTAAAGCTCTCAAAATTAATATAAATATCCTCTTTATCTTTAAGATATCTCTATTGCCTCGTAATTGTCTCAAATCTTTCCCTAATAATTTTGACACCAGCACATATCTACCAATGTCCCCCTCTACAAGTTCTCCGATACTACCATAAGCATATACTTTTGATACAATAGCATTCGCACAATTAACATTTAATAACTTCATAATATAATATTCGGTCATTATTTGATACAATATCTTTATATTCATCTTATGTAGTATATCGGGAAGTCTCGGTTGTATCTTTACGACTACCTCTTCGCCTATCATATCCCCTTCTATTATTTTACCAACATATAGCAGAGATTCTATATTTTTATATAATTCTCTAATAATTATAATTTTTATAGGCTTATTATTAATATCGTTGAGCACTATTACATCATTTAAAAATAGTTGCGATAATTTGACAATATAATCAGATATATAGATTCTTTTTCTATTATATTTATTTGCTATATATCTTAGATTCTCCTCATAATTTTTATTAGCCTTTCGCTGTGTATAAAATGGCAAAAACTCTAAACTAACTTCCTGATTCTCTACCGGTTTTGTTTTCTTCTTCTGCTTATCAGGCTTAACGGGCTTAACGGGCTTATCGGACTTAAGAGACTTAAGAGACTTATCGGACTTAAGAGACTTGTATTTTTTTATAGAGGATACTATAGATTCAGCCGCTGTCTTAGGAGCTGAAGGGGTAGTTTTAATAGATTTGGCTACAGGGACTGTTGGGGATACTCGGGTTTCATTGTTATAATTATTAATATTTTTGTTGATATTTATAAAAATCTTGTCAATGTTTTTCTTAGATAAACATTTTAAATATGTGCTATATTTTATGTTATCATAGTAGCTACTATTTATTACATCAAGGAAATATTTTGCAGTATTTATATCAAAGTGTTCGCCGAGTTTTTTAGCTATAGAAAGCTTATCTTTTTTTCGCATTGTTTTGCTGGCTAAATCGTCGCTAACAGTCTCATATATTTTTAACAGGTCCTTTTTAAGTAAGCATTTAAAATACTTATAGTAATTGATATTATCTATAATAATATTTTCTGTAAAATATTTTGAATTATATTTTTCAAAATGTTTAATTAAAATTTCAATTATATATTTTTTTTTCATATTATATATTGCTCTTTCTATATTATATATAATACTATATATTAAGATATATATGAAATTATGAAGTTATGAAATTATGAAATTATGAAATTATGAAGTTATGAAATTATGAAGTTATGAAATTATGAGAATATGCGAGCAATAAATATGTTATTTTTTCAATTATTTTGTGTAAAAATTGATAGCATATAAGGATAGATAAATTATCCAGAAAATGGACGGCTCTCTTGTGGCTCAAATCCTCTTTGCGAATGAGAAGGCCTTTAAAGGCATCGGCGACACCAAGGAATGCCAGAAGCTCTGTCGTGTTTGCAAGGCCGCCAAGGAAAATCAGCATATCCTCGATGGAATTAGCAAGAATCGCGCAGAACTTTATGCGGTTCGCATATTCAACTGTTTGCTAAAAAAGTCAAAAAGCATCTCTCGTGAAGATAAAGAGGTTATTAAAGATGCCAGTGGAAAAATGGCAAGCGCCGTAGATATTATGTTTAACAAGGAAACCGCATTGTTTCGCGGCTGTTTCATAGAGCATATATTGTTGGATTATGTAGAATTATTAAACCACAAATTGAGATATCAGAATGGTTTTGAAATAAATTATTACAATACCGAATTATACCATCCTTATATACTCTATAATTATATGACAATTATCAAGATTATGGGAATTGATTTTGAAAAAGAGTTAATTAGCCTAAAATCAAGAAAAATGGAAGAAACTAAAAATAATTACAAATACATAATGTATAAGCTCTGGAATGTTGAGGATATCCTCAAAATACACAACGCGTCAGATTGCTGTCGCTGAGAGCTTTTATGTATCTGTACCTGTATCTGTATCTGTATCCTGTATCAGTATCTGTATTTTTTTATAATTGATTGCATCTAAGATTATAATCATAGTAAAAATAAAAATTGATAATATGTATTATTTTTTATAACATATTACCAATGTACGAATGTTATATGAATGAGGTTGTTCACGAAAGTATTTACGATTATTGCGAGCATATCTATGAGAACATCTGCTATAACAATAATAATTGCCACGATAATCGCGATATTTTGACATCTGACTTAAATAATTTTATTGAAAATGAAATTGAAAAAATGAGCACCTATAATATCAATAATATCCTGCTATCTTATGGTTTTGATAAAGCCTTCAAATATTATATTGATAATAATTATGATACGCACGGCTCGCAGGGCGACAGGCCATTGAGTGATATCAAAAATGTCCATAGTATTACCAAGACGCTTGTATATTTCCTTATAGTATCTTCGTTTGAAGTTAAATAATTACATATTCTTTGTCTTCCTCTGATAGCTCTATGCGTATCTTCTTACTATACTCTTCCTTAACTTTTTCAACTGTCGTGCTATTTTCTAAATTATAAAAAATGTTGCCTATTTTTATTAATCGCCCGCCATTTTTAGTCTTATATATTGGAAACTCTAAATCATAATATTTATATTTATCATTCGATAGAATTTTAGGAGTTTTTCTCATACAATCCTATTATAATATAATATTTATAATATCTATAATATTTATAATAAAGCTATTGATATAAATTATGTGTATTTTTGCACAATATAAAGATATTCTCGGAGTTCCAAGAGAGGGAATACACGGCATACGAGTATATGATTTTGCCATCGTGGATTTTGTTATGACTTTTATAGGTGCCTGTATTATAGCATATTTCTTCAAAATGAATGTGCTCTTTGTATTTTTATATTTATTTATACTGGGCGAATATCTCCATATCCTCTTTTGCGTTGATACCAAGTTTTTGTCAATTTTTTTCAATTTAAAAAAAGACACAAAAAATAATAAAAATTGATAGTCTATATAAAGATTAATTAATATATATATACAACGATGAACGTTCTCCTCCCCAAGCAATTCAATGTCGACGCGATTAAGTATTCTGAAATGAAGGTTATGAAATCAGGTGCTAAGTCAGTCTATGTAAATTACAAAGGTTCCAAAATCAATATTCAAACCCCTGTTCTATCAATTCCCTATGGCGTCAATGATAATACTCAGTTTATCAAGGATGACCCGAAACGCAAGGATGAAGCTCGTAAGTATGATATTACGGCATCATTCAAGGGAATGGATGAGAATCCCAAGGTACAGGTATTTCACGATAAGTTGATTGAACTCGAACAAAAAATTTGCGAAGATGCGAGCAAGAATAGTGTAGCGTGGTTTAAGAAGAACTTTGAGGGCAATAAGGGTGCTATTGAGAATATGTTTAGCCCTATTGTTCGCCGCGATAAGGACAAGGAAACTGGTATGTATGCTGATAAATATCCTCCTACTTTCAAGGCTAAGATTCCTTATAATTCGGAAGAGGATAAGTTTGACTTTGATTGCTATGATATGGATAATAACGAGATTGATTTCAAGGACTATGTTGCAAATCTCAAGGGTGGAAAGGCGCAATTCATTATCCAATTGAATGGTCTCTGGTTCTCTGCAGGAATGTTTGGATGTAGCTGGAAGATTGTTTCTGCCAAGTTCCAAAAGATTAACACTTCTAAGATTACCTTTGTAAAAGATAGTGATGAGGATAATGTAGATGATGAGGACGACGAAGATATTGATGTAGATACTGAGGTAATTTCCAAAGTATCTGCGGTATCGGCAGTCGTTCAAGACAAAAAGAAGACGGTTGCAGCTGCCGCGGCTCCTGTTCCAGTATCTGTCAAGGCTCCTGTAATTTCAAAGGAAGAGGAGGAGGAAGAAGAGGATGAGGAGGAGGAAGACGAAAAAGAAGATGTCAAAGAAGCAGATGACGAGGAAGAAGATGATGAAGAAGAAGAGGCCGAGACAGAGCCCGAACCCGAGCCTGAACCCGAACCCGAACCGGTTAAGAAGGCAGTTAAGAAGGTTGCCGCTACTAAGAAAAAGTAAGAATGTGATAATGTAATGTATTCTATGGGATTCTTATAAGATAAATAATAATATTAAAACTATTAATCCCATTATTACTCGTCCTAAAGGCGAAGGCTCTTCTGTGTTAAAATCATATAGTTCTATGTTTTGTGATATTATTTTTCCAATCATATCCAATATTTTATATGCAACTGGAAGTGATAAAATAATAAATAATAAAAAACCATAAAATGATGTTTTAAACTTGCTTATATATGTATCTATTGTATTTTTTTGTTTTTCTTCCATTACATTTTGAGTATGTACGAGAGATTGAGAGCTTATTGGAGTATAAGCAAAGTCAGGCGTATATTTGATATCATATGTATTCGTGTTAATATTCATATTCGTATAACAACTTTAAATATATTCTACATAATAATATAATAAAAAATTATTTGCCAATTCGGAAGCATTATTCCTATTCATCGCCCCCATCAATGTTTCAAGATTTGTATTTATACGAATATTATCAATAATAGCACCAATTCCCATATGGCCTCCGGTTCCACCACCCGCTCCTGCTCCTACGGCTCCTACGGCTCCTGCTACTCCACCTGTTCCGTTAGCTAATAGCCACGCTGGCAAATTATTATAAAAGTTATTCGAACATAAAGCCATAGCCTTAATAAAATTACAGCATAATATATAATATTCGTTATTGCATTCTTTAAACATCTTTATAGCATCTTTGCAAAAATCAAATATCAAGGTATCTGCTCTTATTTCATTAAAATACTTATTACTTTCTGGAGTATTAGCCGAGAATAATTTAAAATATTTGATTACTTTTAGAAAATCCGCATCTTTTAATCTCTCAAACCATTCCGGGCTATTATAAAACCCTCTGCTTTCTATTTCTAATGACAATTCAGTAAATGCGTGCATATTGTTTTCCCACAAATATTCATCATTCTTGATTAGCAGGTCATTATATTTTATAAATATATAAAGATTCTCCAAAAAGTCTTCATCCAACTTATCGCGATTATAGGGATTATAAGGCTCCTGTTTATTCTCTCTGCATTTTCTAACAAAATACTCCAATTCTACAGCATCAAATACATACTTTTCTATTCTCTCGCTTCTCTCATTGTCATTGTTTTTATTATTGCATAATATATATAATCTTTTAGGAGGTATATCGCATATATTCTCTCCTGTAAAAAGTTCCTCGCTATTCATATAATCACCTCGGGCAACTCCAGACTCATAATCCTCTAAGTTAAATATATTATCTCGCAGCCTATATCTAATCCGGTTCTTTATTCTATCTCTCAATCTTTCTTTGAGTCTCTGCTGTATCTTGCAAAATGCATCTATATATATATTATTGCTTTCCAGTTCGCAAGTATTTTTATTAATATTATAGAGACGCAAATAAATCTCGTTCTTGCTATATTTGCGGTCGTTTGATATTATATGATTCTTCTCGGCTATATTTAATAATATCTTGAATGGTATATTTTTTAATAAATCTATATATAACTGCTTGATATACCAAAAACCAGAATTACCATTAATGTGCCTATATAACATATATAAATCACCTGCAGTTATCTCTTCTTTGTCCTTAAATACATCATAAAATATCTTGTGTATATAGCCAATCTTAGTATTCTTATGATACCTACAATATAATAAGTTATTCGTGATATTACGGTCGCATAAATTAAAATTATTATATCTACATATACATCTCCCTGTCGCTTCAACAATATCCCCAGCGACTACTTCCTGAACTTCCCAAGCAACATCTCCAGCATCTCCAGCATCTCCAGCATCTCCAGCATCGCCAGCATCTCCAGCATCTCCAGCATCTCCAGCATCTCCAGCATCGCCAGCATCTCCAGCATCGCTAATATCTTCAATTACTATATTAATATTATCTGTATTATCTGTATTTTCAATATCTTCAATATCATATTCTATGTCATCTTCCATATTAATATTGCGAATACATCTAAATATTATATCGTTCATTTATATTTATTATTAAAAATAAGTATATGCTTCTTATTTACTGTAATTTATTATTTATATGTCTTAGTTAGTAGTTAGTAGTTATTAGTTAGGAGACTTAGGCGACTTAGGCGACTTAGGCTGGCAATAATACCCCCGCATTTTTATAGCTATTGTAATCATATAATTTATCATTTAATAGCACATATTTGACACCATCTCTTGATACAACCTTGCCTCTGCCAGTTTTAACCCTTTCATAGTTTTTATATTGAGTTATTTTGCCATCATTCAATATATTCTGTGTAAATGCCAATTTATCGTCCTTCATATTTATAGGCCAGTTATAGCATTTATATCCATTCTTCAAAGGCTTATTAACATCAGCGTGTATCACACAATCTATTGAAGAAGATTTTGCCATATCCAAGAAGTTCTTGATTAACTCCTCTTTTTTGTTAGCCTTATCATAGATATGCTCGTCTGTAGATAGTTCAGAATCCTTTATTTTTAGTGTCGGGTTATTTATTATATGATCCTTAGTAAACTTCATAATATATTTATAAACTCCCACATTTCTATCTTCTACAGGCAATCCCATATGACTACAAGTACGAACAGCGCGCCCTATTACTTGGTCTATGCGCACAGAGTTCCAGAAATACTCTGTTATCAATACGCGTCTTACATTCTTTAACGATATGCCCTCGGCGCCCGATTGCGTAATCATCATAACCCGGACAATCTTTCCATATCTTTGTTCCAGGCCTTCTCCATTATTCGGCAAGCTACTCCTGATAGTATCTGGGAGATTCGCAAAATCCCCGTTAAATAGATTCATTAATATATTGGTCTTTTCTCTATCAGAATTGAACATAACATATCTTTTATTATCATATTTTTCATCAAATACATCAGGGTCTTCTAATATATACCCATATTCATCATTCTTTATAACATTAATCTCGACATATCCGTGTTTATTTAGAACCTCCTTGAATATCCCTAAACCCTCAACAACGCGAAACTGCGAATACACAAGGACACTCCCGGGCGATGTATCTACATCTTCCAACATTTGAGCGAACTTCGGACTATAGTATTCGCGCAAATTCTTCTTTTCCAAATAATCGCCCTTCTTTAAATCATTAAGTGCCTTCGTTAATTTTTTATTGTATTCAGCGTCTATATCTTTATTGAACTTCTTTTTATCATTTGCAGCATCTTCTCCGTCCTTGCTATCTTTGCTTTCCTTACTATTTGCCCCATCTTCTTCATTCATAGCCATCTCTTTTTTCTTCAATGTCCTTATATCCTGAGGAAATTCGCGAGGTATTTCTTCGGGAAACGCGAAATTACATACTAATCTACTGAATGCACGATATACTGAGCTAACTTCAGCAGCTCCTTTGTTGCCGAACTTCTTCTTGTTGTCATCGATAGCTATTTCTTTAATACGAACATCTACATATTTTTTGATTTGATGGTCTGTCATATACATATTTCTAATAGTCTCAGGTAATAGCGAGGGAAATAGTTCGGAACCTGAGGTCTTATAATAACTCAAAATGCCTAATATGCGTCTTTTAAATAAATCCTCATTAATTACCTTGATATTTTCGGGATCCTCGTCATTTATGAAGAACTTAACAAAATCCTCTTTTTTACTCGGCAATGCGTAGTTATGCTCGATATCATATTTAGTACTCAAAGATATACCCGATTCATCAAAATTGCCTTTGGCATCCATTTTAACAATATCATAGATTAGGCCTTCAAACTCGGCATCTGTTATATCATCGTTGTTATAATTATCATATACCAGATTGAATTTAAAATCGTCGCTATTCTCATATACAAGGAGCTTGTCTATTTTTTTATTACCGCATTTCAAATATTCAACTTCATTTATACAATTTTTACGCAAATCCTTCAATGTTGCCACAATATTTTTAATGTTATTTCCTATTATCTTTTTGTCAACAGAAGGCATCCTCGGTGCATCTTCATTAGAATTCTTGAGATATTTGTCTATTCTCGCTTTCGCACGCTTTTTGATAACATCCACAATCTTTTTAATAGGCGCGAGAGAATAGGCAAATATGACATTATATTTTTCGGTCAAATAAGGCTGAGACAATAGCCACGACGGAACCGATAGGCCCTGTGATTCAAATACAATATTTCTGCTCTCTTTCAAAGCATTCTCCAAATTCAAATCATTCAATTTATCACACGAATTCTTAAAATTATCCGTACAGCTAATGCCACCCTCACCTTTCCTTACATCATAATAGGCCTTGGCAAAATCTTCTTGCAATTTATTGCTGGGATTCTCGTATTTTTCAGATATACAAGTCTTGTTATTATTACATTCCTTAGCTACCTTCTTAATTATATCTAATACGCGCTTCTTATATTCCTTATTCTTTGTCACCAAATCATCTATATTTATCTTCGTATTCGTCGGATTCAACTTCAAATACTTAATAATTTCTTCAGCCATCTTTGTTTTTAAGGAACCCGTTGTTCCATTTGTTACTATTAAATAAGGCTTCTTAACATCTATTCCGGACTTCGTAGGCTTCACAGGCTTCACAGGCTTCACGGACTTAGCAGGCTTTTTTCCGGTATTTGCATCGTTTCCTTCGGAATTAACAGCTTTTATTATCTCTTTTATAATTGTATCTTCGTCCCTATCCCAATCCTTCTTTACTATCACAGAAGATACATCATCTTTGCGAACATAATTTATAGGTAATAATATAATATTGAGATTCCTATTGTCGTAATATAATTCATCAACATAATCGTACAGTTGCGCCTTTGACAACTTATTTATTATTTTATTCTTGTCGGCTACGCCATCTATTATAGGGATTTTATAAGTCTTCATAGGACCTCGTAATAAATTGATTAAAAATGATATTTCGTAAGGATGATTAATAATAGGAGTCCCCGACAATAATACCAATTTAACATCTTTAGCACTAACAATATTATTGTATATTTTCATAGCTATTTTGGAACCGTTTGCTATTCTGCTGATAAAATTGTGCACCTCATCAACTATTATAAAGGAATTGTTAAAAGGATTGTCGCCCATTTCTTTTATCATTTTCATAGTAATCCCATTGTAATTTATAAACTTATATCGGTTCCTTATTATATGTGTTATAGTCTTTTTAATATCCTCTTTGTCGTTTGAAGCCATATCAGAGTATTTAACATTATCTATAACTATCTCGGCATCCTCTATATCCTTCTTATATAAAGGAACCCATACTGTTCCCTCTTTTTTAACCATTTGCTTATCTATGGCGTACCCTTTGAGCTGTTCCATCATCTTGGGATTTGTTTTAATAACTTTTAGGCAAGTCCAGGATTTTTTAAGATTCAAGCCGATAGTAGATATCTTCATCAATTCGTTCTCATAATTCTGCGATAATGACGCGGGAGTCATAATAATAACATTTTTACGATTAATATATCCTTCGGATGCAGCTATTGATGCAGCAGATTTACCTGAACCTAATCCATGATATAAAAGGATGCCTCTGTAAGGACTGTCGAATTGCATATAATCCTTGACAATCCTTTGCTGCGGAAAAAGAGACACTTTGGATACATCTAATTCACACGATTCTTTTGTACATTCACACGAGGCTTTCGCTGCTTTCGCTGCTGCGGCTGCAGTTTTTTTGTGATATTTTGAGGGATGAAATATATCATACATTTTTTTGTTATAACCAACTCTATTTGGAAGAACCCATGCGTTCGTTTTAACTTCTATATTCATACGCTTATCTCTAATATAATAATTCAAATAAAAAAATATTATATTATTAGATAAACTAAGAATAACCTAAAAAATAATGCACAATATTGATAAATTATTGGATAAATGCGAGTCTATGACGCTATTATGTACTAAGGCATCTTCTCACTGGAGTTTTGTCAAGTTCTGCTTTAATATACCTCTCGTATTAACCAGTTCAACTATGTGTATTATAAACAGTATCAGCGAGGACGCAAATGCTATCAAGATCCCGAATATTATCGTAAATGCCGTAAGCGTCCTTATAATGTCTCTTACAAACAGCATAAAGGCAAGCGAAAAGTTTGAAATATTTAAAAAATTATCCCAGCAATTTATGCTTCTCTCACAAGAAATAGAAGCGTGCGACGGGGCTGTCTCAAAAGAAACCTACAATATCTTATCGCTAAAATATGACAATTTAATACAAGATTGCTCGTTTGAAGAGATACCTGTAAAATATAAAATAGAAGTCGCCAAATGTTTCTCTGATGCAGATAGACATATACCCATTCAATTAAATGGCATCATAGGCAATACTAATATCACCAAAAGACTCAGTGGCGGCAAAAAAGACGCTATGCTATCGCAGCTACAACAAGCCTCTCAGTTATCCTTGATGGGACAATCAGAGCAAGCAGCACAAGCAGCACAAGCTATGCAGACAGCTCAGATGATAGCACAAGGAGCGTCCCTCGTAAATATATCAACTGTCCCACCAAAAAACGATTTAACTACAACGACGGCGACTGGTGCCGATACTAAAATATATGGGGCTGGCGAAAATGTATAAATTAGACTACACTAGGCTGTCCGCTTTTTAACTTTTAGAGATACATAGTGATTACAATAATTACAATAATTATTATAAAAATACTTAAACTAACAGAGCATTTATTGAGACACTGGAATATTAATATTTTTTCATTTTTAAATTTGAGTACATCTCTTGATTTATTTTGTAATTTCTAAAAAACTTTTGAAATTTTTGAAAAAACAGAAAGATGTACTCAAATTTTAATTTTCAAATTTTATAAAAACTCAGTTCCTTTTTACGACACCATAAAGGTAATATAAATAGCTTACGAGCCTCTCAATAGCAATTCATTTAGCCTTTTCTTCCCCCCATTAATTATACAAAAATCCCATCTCTTCTGTATCCATATTTTCATCATCGTCTTCTCTGTCATAGGTCATAAGCATATTTTCCTCGTTAATATCTTGTCTAGCTCCTCCGGCATTTCCTCCGGCATTATCGTCGAATATCTCGTTGAAGTTGTTGATGGCGTCTTCGGCGCCTTCACCAGGTTCAATAACATTATCAAAGAGATTATTGATTTCATCATCATCTTCTTTTTTCTCTGCAAGTAATTCCTGTTTAAATCCAGCCTTTTTGAGCTCTTTTATTAGAGCATTCTCTTCTACTGTTATTTTATTGAAGGCCTTTATTTTTTCCTGCTTGTTTTTCTCGCGCTGTTTATTCAAAAAATCTATATTTTCCTCTAATGTCGGGAAAGTTATTCTAATTATCTTAAAAACATCTTTATATACACTGGAAGTTATCTTGTATATATATTGGCTACTTATAATATCCGATATTATCTTTCCATTTAAAGTATTGTCAATATTAAAAGGACAGCATAATGTCCTGCTAACTATATATTTATTTATAATTTCTATCTCATTCTCAATATCATCGTTATATATTTTATTCAATTCCTTCAAATCTATTATAATATCCCTTAAATCCTTAATAGAATTGGTAAGCAATACTTTGATTTCCTCGTTATTATCCTCAGCGCGCAAGTGTCCGTAGAGAGTTTTTAAAACTGCACGAATTATATTAAGATATTTTATTTTATCATTAGATGCTTCTTTTCCGCCCTTCCTGCCCTTCCCGGTCTTCCTAACATTATTAAAATTGTCAATAAACTCATCGCCTGAATGCTTTGAGGTTTTTGTCAATAAATTAACATTAGATATTATACTATTTTTAATAGATTTTATATTGCCATTCTCAAAATCTGCTATAATATTATCAGGAAATACGCTATTATTCTTTCCCTTCATTGCTTCAAGCCATCTCCTGACTATCTTAGAATTATTATTCATATCATATATATAATCGTCCAAATATATACGCTCAACAATTTCTTCGCCGTCGTCAGCTTCATCGGCATCGCCGACATCGGTAGCGTCGGCCTTAGCATTACTCTTAGCGGTCTTTTTAGGAATGAATCTCAAATCACGAGGCTTATTTGTCATCTTTTTCTCAGCATATTTTTTCTTAAATCCTATCAGTTCCGGGCGATTTGCATTTTTTAAATCAATATCTTCGTTAAAGCTATCATCCAGCTTCTTCAAGCAACAGCCATTTAAAAACTTGTGTATCTTTACATAATTTACATCAGGCATATATATCAAAGATTGTATATATTGCTCCCTACATAAGCTGAGTTCCTTTCCGCATTCTTTATTTTTTAATAAACTGCGTAATTTATCTCTTTCTATTTTTCCCTTCTGCTCCTTCTTTTTCTCCCGACATATATCATCTTTCTTTTTCATTCTCTCAAGATTTTCCGAATAATATTTCTCAATCACTTTGTAAGTCCTTTTAAACATATTATCGGTTTGTGTATTATCTGTTTGTATCAAAAACTCATTATTACTATTATTTATCAAATAATCCGTGGCAACCTCTATGATATATGACATAACTCCGCGGTCTTCTTTTTTATTAAGAGGCGAACCGCAGTTATCCCAATAACTCAAGAAATTACCATTCAAATAATCAACATCTATGAATATCGTATCATTCAATATCTTATCTTGTAGGTTTATTATACAATACGCCAAGGCATTTAAAAACATATCATTAAACTCCTCGCACCATCTTTTATTATTAGATACTATAATAGTCTCCTCAATATCGTCAATATCCGAAAAAGGTTTATCTCTATTATTTATTAATGCTAATATAGATTTAGGCGATAATTTATCCAAATAATTGAGCATCTCTTCGCTTATTTCCAAATCATTATCTTGAAACGCCTTCATATACATATCGCGTCTCTTTGAGATACTGCGATTATACTTGAAAAGCTCGCTACATAATGCATCATAATCAAAATCAATATTAGCCGATTTACCAATATTATTCAAGATATTCAACATATTCGCCAAACTATCTACAAATCCCGCCTCATTCTTATAATTAATATTAGTTATATATTTCTCTATATCATAACGACTTAACTCATTAAATCCGGTTATATATCCAATATATTCGGCTTCGGCGTCGCCAGCGCCAGCGCCTCCGGTTCCTTCGCCAGCATTCGCCACGTTAGCATCATCGATGGCGTCTTGAGTCTCAAACTCTATCATAGGGATTCCCTCGTTCTTGTCATTATAGTGGCTATCTTTTATTTCTTTGTGTTCGCGATATGATATTACATATTGCTTGCCGTCCTTGTCATAGTCAAATATGTGATTTCGCGAATATTCATTCTCATTTCTGGCGATTTCATACTTCTTTACGATAATCTCCTTCTTTTCGTGCGTCTTCAAGATACCATCTATAGATTCTATGGCCTCCAAGATATTGCTATTTTTCAGAGAATGCGTTATAATATCTAATATCTCTAAGATAACCGCATTATCATCGGAGTTTCCAATACCCATAGTTCTTATATTGTCCATTATATAGGTATTCAATTCCTTCAATGGCTTTATTTTATCAGTCATTATATTGTTCTCGCGATAGTCCTCCAAACTCATCTTATTTTTATCCAAAAAATCAATTACCTTTTCTGACAAGTTTAATAGCTGGATGCTCGTATTCAATTTATCAAAGAAAATTAGCTTCTTATTTATAATATCAGGCTTCTTAATTTTAACAGGTCTTGATACATTCTTTCGCTCCTTATATTGTCCCATAACATCCGCGAGATAATCGCATAAAACGCCAAAATCCTCCTTATTAATAAAATCCAAGGATTTACCGAACTTATTCAAGGCATTCTCTATGTTATAATAATCAAGCTCAAAGCTATCTTTGAGATACTCTATGATATTGTTAATATCCGGTTTGACACCCTTTATTAAATCGCTGACATTTTCGCAATTTTCAGAAGATACATAATTGATATTTTTCGTCCTCGTTAAATGCGATGTTATCTTAGTGTATAGGTAATCATTTATAACAGTCTTAGGTATTTTGTAATAAGCAGATATTATAGGGATATTCACATCATCTGCCGGGAATACTGGGTAATATATGGGAAAGCCCTTGTCTCGCGGTTCTATCGTGATGTTTATCTTGGCTTCTGGCTTAAATCGCAGTTTCTCAGAATCATTATTGTATTTAATGCAAAAAAAATATTTTTCTTTAGCTATATCGTGATTTATTACGGTCTTCTTTTTCAGATTGTTAAAATTGGCAACTTCGACCTTATCCACGATATCCGCGCTATAATCTTTCTTTTCAGCATCGGCATCAAACACATAATTATCATATTTTTTCAATTTCCCGCGATTGTCATCTATATCATTTATTATATCGTAAAAAAGATTTGTTATATTATTGGCCTTCTTCTTATTCGCGAACAATTCAAATAAACTGCTCTTTATTTCCTCGCGAGACAATGCTATAAATGAAGGATTGTCTTTAATAATATCATCTAAACTCATTATTTCAAGATATTCTATGTCCTCCAATTCTTCTTCCTCAAAAATATACTCATTGTCATTGATATTAATTGACATATTATTTTTCCCTTTCTTTTAATATATAATAATATAAATTATGCTACATTATTATCAATTGCGAATTTATTCCATTTTGTCTTAATATCAACCAAATAACTGACAATCTCCTTGCATACTTTATCCATAAATGCGATAAACATATATTTATCAGTAATATTGTCAAGAGTTATCCTTATAATCATAGTAGATTTGAGAGGATGCGGGCAAATATAGCCTATGAACTTGCACGCCATATTATTGACGGTTTTCTTGTTCCTCACATAATTGTCGTGTACATACGATTGTATAATGTTTCCCAGCGTATCGTCTTCGTTATCAATGATAAACTCGTATGTTTCAGCGATATCTTGGAATTGCTGTATTTTCACAATTTCCGTCGTATTAATATTAACCAATTCGGTCATTAGATTATTCAGCTTGTTTATAACAATATCCAGCGATTTCGGGATTAAATATCGGGGCCCCATATTAACATTAATATGCTCTATGTCAAACTTGAACTTAGTAGGGTCGCCGTATTCATTCATATAATATGCCCGCTCTTTATCAAGCAAGCTCTCGTATTTCTTAGCTTCCTTGGGGTCCTGGATATACGAAAAGTTTGATAGTGAAACCGGGTTAAACGAAGCATTATCGCGTCCAGTTCTTTTGACAATATTCGCCTTCAAATGTAGATGTTCGCCGGGTCTCAATCTCGTAATCAAGATATTGTGCTTTGATACCTTGTTCGGCGGAAATAACTCTCTCAGTTTCTTATCGGTAATTTCTACATCATTAAAAGTTGCCTTAAAATCCGAGGTTCGCACATCAATGCTCTTGTTCGTAGTATTATTAACATTCAATTCGATGACGAGCGAATTATCCTCGTAATTCTCAATTTCGTCGGCCGTCATACAGATAGGAATTAGCCCGATGCGATGTATAATAAACTCGTCGTGTAATGCTCCAGTATTAGTAATGACGCTAACAGTAGGCTCCTCCTTCTCCAGTTTTTCTCCGATTGCTCCCAAGTTTGGAATATCCGTCATAATAATCCTTCGCATACCATTGACAATCGCCAAGTCAATATCGTGAATATCAAAGCTGTGATTATTTGAAGGGTCGGCCGAATCAAACTTATAATTGTAAAACATTCTATTAATATATAGTTTATTATATTTTTATCTTATATATCAATTTTTACAAAATAAAAAAAATAAAACTAAAGAATAAAAATAAAGATAACATAAATCGCATTATCGCATTATCGCATTATAATCTATTTATTCCTTATTTTTAGGATTCTTCTTCCCTTGCCCTATCTTGTTTATGTCCCTAACCAACTTTATAATATTCTTTGCATATACCAAGATTCCCTTATCTTCAATATCATCGGGCATATTCTGAATACGTTCCTTGAAAACGCAAGAGAAAGCTGATTGTGCCTTAGTCTCTCCCTTTCCTATCTGCTTCAACTCATTTTCCAACTCTATAATATTCTTAGTAATCTTAGCATATGCAAGGATTTCCTTATCATCGAGATTATTTGGCATATCCCGCATACGTTCCTTGAAAATAACGGATAAAGCTGATTGTTCGGTCGTAGTAGCGATAGCCGTTGTCATTTTTCTTAAAGAAGACAGAAACGCGAGCGGCACAAGTAGCACAAGTAGCACAAGCGGCGCGAGCTTTCTTTGTATAAGACTTTGATATACTCTGAGCGTAGCGATGTGATAATTATTATCTGCTATATTTATCAATTTTTACTATTTATGTAAAATAACAGAGCAATTTATTACTAAAAAACAAAGAAAACAAAGAAAACATAAAATAATACGAAATGAAATGAAACGATTTATTTTTTTTCATATATTATGATGTATACTATTAGGATTATCATAAGTATCATAGGTATTATTGATAGTATTGTAACAATCCAGCTCCATAAATAGCATTCTCCTTTTGTTAAACAAGTTATATTGTAAGCCGTCAATAATATGACAAGCAGATATACAAAATACGCTATTAAATATAATCCAGGACCTTCCAAATACACATTCAATGCAAGAGATATTATAGTAAGTATAATACTAACTGCAATATACACCCATCCCTGTGTGGAAAAATAGTCCGACATATATCCTTATCTATCTATTATTATTAAGATATATATTTTTTGACATCCTGATATACCCTGATATACAAGATATCTATGAAATCAAGGTGTTCATAATTGCGAAACACATTGATGTCCGGGATTGCATTTCATTAATCGGATTAGTTGCAAAGAACTGAATAAGCGTCTTGATATTTTTTACATCATTACATTGACACAAATAGTAATAAATGTTAGAGCTCGTAATAAGCTTCTTGCTGAATGTGGTGATTTGTAGATTTCTCAACTGTGCCAAGTGATACTGAATAATTGGCGCAAATTGTTTGTCCATTTCCTTATTCATCTTGTATCTCTTATAAGCCGGGTTATATGTCGTACTGGATTTATAATAGCTGTAGAGGCTATCCTTGATAGTTGAGATAATCGTATGTACGAGATATGTGGGGTCAATCTGTCTCCCGTTATTATCAAGCGGAATCTGGATATTCGGGTTATATGTCGCAATGTAATCCTTAATAGTATAATTCTGCTTATTTTTCATATAGACGCTAAGAATATTCATCCATACATTAGGGTGACACGGGTCAGTCTCTTCGCGATAGTTAATATACATCGAGGATATCTTGTATAGTCGCGAAAAGTTCTCCCCTTCTACCTTTTTCTTGATAATCAACCCGTAGCTTTTATTCTCGTTAATATATGCATTGGCCTGATTGATATCTGAGAAATATGCCGGATATTTTACACCCATATTAAAGAGCTCTTGGATAGCCGATAGATTAATATCATATTCTTCCAGCGTAATTCGGTTTTTCGTATTGATATGCACGAGCTCCTTATAATTCTCTCCGAGCACATCAGTATAATCAATGATATGCTTGTTATCATAGTGAATCAAGACAAACTCATAAGCGTGTTCTGGATTCAAATTGGACGCGAACATAGCCCGTAGAGTCTCTCCAACATCATCCGGCGGAATGCGCGAAAGCATTTCAGCGGTTTCCGGAGATTTACTATAAAATCCGTATAGTACCTCGTCAAACATCTTGCCGTGCGATTTTGTAGGATGCGAGAACTTTGAACTATTCGCGTCAGGACAGCTGGATGTCCCGAAATACCACTTATTCTTATAATTATAAACAGTAATAATAGTTCCATCATAAGCCTCATAACATCTGTCCGTATCGCTGTAATTCGCCGAAATATATTCCTCATACCCGATTCTGCGCGGAATAGAATTTGCATAAGTAACGACAACATTATTATTACAAGAGAGAGTAAAATCCAATACAATACTCCGACACTGCTCATAAAGTTCCTTATATTCGCAAATATCACTCATCTTGTAATTAGTGTGAAGGAGAACAATATCCTCGTTATCTTTGAACTTCTTAACCTTGATGTTCGGCCAGAAATGATATTTTTTCAGCATATTAATCAGAGTATTTGCATAAGTAGTATTGCCGTCGTAATTACTGTAAGTTTTTTCAATTAATTGAGTTAGATTGGTAGGGGGGACATTGGACGAAGGCATATCACTGCTCATAATAATACTTTGTTAAAATATATATTTAATTGTTTATATCAATTTTTATAAAAATATGATGTAATAATGAAGTTAAATTATAAAAGCCAATTCGCGCCAGCCATATAATAAGACATAATTGAAAAACTACCTTCTTTTTAATATTTTTATATAGTAGTATATGTACTAATTATGGCTAAAAAAATAGTAAATAAAAAGAAGAGGGGAGGCGGAGGCGAACATAATGATGTTGGAATATATGAATTTGGTGGTAATGATGTTGATATTAACTTTTTTTCAGATTTAGAAGGTAATATGCCTCAAGAAATTAAGGAATTAACTGGAATTAATGAAAATGGGATTATTAAACCTTTAGCTAATAATCGCGTATTAGTTTTTACAGGCGACTTGATAGACCGCGGCGAAATGTCTATTAGCAATTTAAAAAATATGCTCAAATTAAAAGAAAATTATCAATACAATGTTATATTAGCATGTGGAAATAGGGATCTAAATAAAATAAGATGCGTAAAAGAGTTTTGGATTGCTGAAATATTTACTATATTGAAAGATGAGAATAATATGGATAAATCTATAGAAGATATATTTAATATCATTAAAAAATCCTACAAAGAAGATAAAACAAAATTTAAGTTTAAATATTTAGCAAAAGATATTAAAGCAGATATAAATATACGCGGTATATATATCAAAAAAGATTTTGAAGAAGAATATTCTGACGAATTAGTAAAAAGAGTTAATTTTATATATAAAAATACTTATGGAGCACAAAAACAGATAGAATTTTTTAAAAGCGAATTTTTAAAATTATTTAACTTACCCAATATATTTAAGGATGACGATGCTAAACTCGATGATGATTATGCTAACCCCTATATATGCTTATTTATAGCTATGATGAATATGATTATGGGAAATATATGGGGGGATGATGTTAAAATACCTAAAGTATTTATAGAATATAAAGGTTTATATATAGAATATTTAAAAAAATGTCATATTATGGCAAAAATTACTATAGGCGATAAATTAATTTTTGCATCCCATTCTGGTGTGCCTTTTAACGATAATATGTTTATGATACCTTCTACAATAGGATTTGAACCACAAAATAAAACTTTACATATAAATATAAAAAATATAGAGCTATTAAATAGGGAGTTTGCTAATTTTTTAATTAATTTTTGCAATTATTATAATGATGTCATATCTGAAAAAGTGCCAATAAATTATAAAAGGAAAATGGTATTAAAGGAAATGGAATTACATAAAATGGAATTAGTAAAAACTTCAGAGATTGATTATAAAAATTATATAGCTATATCTACCGCATGTTTAAATCATTGTGGTAATTATTATACATATTATCCACACGAACATAGTAATTCTATAAATTCAAGCTTTTCACCTATTGTAACAATACATTCATTAGATGAGAAGGGGCCGTTAAAATACAAGAATATCCCGATTATTTTAGACAGCGAGTATGATAAATTTAAAAAAATATATAATATATTCGGTCATCAACCTGCCGGATTATTACCGAGCTTTAGCACAGCAGAAAACAAAGAAAAAATGCAAAAAACATTTCATATTGATTTGGATATATCAAGAGCGGAGAATATGGATAAATCAAACACAGATTCATATGTTTACCTTCAAATAACAGCCGATGATGACAGATTTATTGGAAAAACAATAGTTGCGACGAGAGATGTATATGAACTTTCCTTGCACGATGATAATAAACTTCGCAGCATAATAAAAACAGATAAAATTACTATACCTCATGAGCCTCCTGCATCTGATAAGACTTCTTATAATGTTACTTTAGATGATGAAAAACCGCAGCTATATCATACGATTATAAAAGAATACAATACAACTACTAAAGCCACTGTGATTAACGATATAGGCAACCAGGAAACGATAGAGCAAGATATATCTTACCCTGTTATATTACATTCTATAGATGGCCAACAATATTATGGTATGTGTAGTCAAAACTTTCATTTATTAACATATAATACAGAACAAAATACAGAACAAAATACAGAACAAATAGTGACAGGTGGAAGAAGTAATAAATATAAGAAATCTGAAAAGAGGTTTATTAATGGTAAAAGAAAAATGGTAATATATACGGGGAAACGCGGGGGCGAATATGTTAAAGTAAAAGGCACATTTATATCTTTAGTAAAATATAAAAAATTTATAAGTAAAGCTGTTAAAAAAGCTAAATAGTTTTTCTTATTCTTATATCATCTTAACAATAATAGCAGTATAAATATATTGCTGTCATTATTAGAAATACCGTATATATTCTATACAAAGTCCTGTCATCTATATAATTATTTGTACCAATATAAGCCCCTGCAATTCCACCAAGGATACTTCCAGCTGCTACTATAATAGCCGCATTAAAATCAAAAAATCCGTGCTGATAATATAGATATAACCCCGGCAATGCGTTAGGTATCGTATTTAAGAAAAGAGATATCGCGACAGCTTGCTGAAATGAAAAATCATAATAAACTAATAAAGGCAATAGCAAAATGCCACCACCAATACCAATCAACCCAATAATAACCCCAATTATTACTGAGCCAATAAACAACTCTATAAGCATCTATATTATTATTTAGAAATTTATAATAACTCACGCACTTACAAGCATAAATCCAATAAATAAAATATAAAAATATATATACCCTAATCTATCCCCCTTTACACGCCCGCATCCACGCCCGCATCCACATCCACTTATTTACTCCGAATCCTTATCCTTCTTCTTCTTGTCAGTCTTAGCCTCCTTCTTGGCCTTCTTAGGCTTCTTGGACTTCTCATCTTCTTCAACTACCACCTCTTCCACGACAGGCTCCTCCACCTCCTCAGTCTCCTCAGTCTCATCTGCTTCCTGAGCTTCAACAGTCTCTTCTTCCTCTTCGGCATCCGCAACATCCGCGAGAGTGGCCTTGTAAGCCTTCCACTCTTCAGCGAGCTTAGAGAACCTTTCGGTATTTGAAAGCTCAGGAAACTCTTCGCGAATCCTTTGCTGATTGTCCCTGATATACTGCTGATACTTTGTAAGAGGCCTCTTAGGCTTCTCGTTACCATCCTCATCAAGATTGCTCCTCTTCTTCTTCTTGGTATCCTTCTTCTTTTCAGCAATCTCAATCTTGTTATTCTTCTTCTTCTCCTTGAAATCCTTCTTGAACTGAGCGAAATGCTCATCCAAACCCTTAGAGGTGTTAATCTCGTCGGGAATATTCTTCATATACTCCTTGAAGGCCATTCCGATAGTCTGGGCTGTGGCGGTATCAGCGGACATTCTTCTAAAAGAGTTTCTGGATAAAACTTGGAAAGGCTTTTGAAGTTTGATAGGCTGTTCTGTAGGCGGGCTTTAGCTTTTGGCTTAGGCTTGCTTTGACTGCGATAGTAATAATTAAAATATATTTTAGTGTCAATTTTTATCTTAATAATCTCAAATTATAACAAATTTATTCCTATATTCCTATAATATTTATTATTATTATATTTATGAAGTCTATTGACGGGCTTATTGTATTTTCTCATTACCATTATGATATCTAAAAAAGAAGCCGAGTTTTTCTAAAAATTGAAAAATAAAATTTGAGTACATCTCTCGATTTATTTTGTAATTTCTAAAAAACTTTTGAAATTTTTGAAAAAACAGAAAGATGTACTCAAATTTAAAATTGTAAAAATAAAGAGTTTTCAGTGTCTCAAGAATTGCTCTGGTAATCTAAGATTTAATATATAAAAATATCTAATATCTATAATATAGAAGCTTTGAGATTGTATTAGTAGCCTATTGTATATCTATTATGGAAGAAGCAAGAAAAATTAATGAATTGACTGATTATGTTTTACATCCCCCTTTGGATTCACTGGCTATTTTTCGCCATCCGGTTTTTTATAGTACTTATCAAACCATACTTGGCCTACTACTTTTGACGCCTGTTCTGATGTTAATTGGTTATTTACAATTTTCTCTCGCATCTCTAAAAAATATTCAAGGCTACTATATTCAAACCCTTCCTCTTTTGTAACCATAGCATATAACATAGGATATCTCTCTTCAAAAAACAAGATTCCCTCAATTGATTTTTTCATTTCATTCAATAGCTCCTCGTGCGATGAATGTTTAGCCTTGTTCTCTGTCATATACAATACAATATCTTGAACCATCGCTTTTATATCTGCAGTTTCCATACCATCTTTTACGAAATCAGCAACCTTTCTTCTCTTTCTTTCAGTTCTTTCAGTACTCATACTATTTTAAATTAATTATCAATTTTATCTTTATATAATAATATCTATTTTATATATAGAATAATGAAAAAAGAATTAGAATATGCTGAATTAGATTATAGCCATAATGTTCCCGTCCCTCCTCAGCCAAAAAATGCCGGATTATATACTGGCGATGTCTTATTTGACAAAAAACCCTGGGGCAACAGTTATAAAATGCCTCCGGCTGAACCTGATGCTGTGGTGTATGCCTCGCATTTTTATGCAAGCCATCACATACCCTCATATAATAGACCGGGAAATAATCACATAAATACCGATAAATATAAAAAATATACATCAGCCAACGGTAATGGTAATGCTAATTACAATTTCAGCTGTCACACAACAGATATAATATAGAAGATTACAAGGCTCCCAAACGATCTTGTAGCCTATACCGCGATATCTTGAGCTACAAGATTAGTTGGTTGGATTTTCTTAATAGTATCCTTGTGTTTAATCAAGAAAGTACAGATATACTTATATACCTCATCTACTTGTTCGAAAGATACGCCACCCGTAATTAAGATGCTCCCGCTCTCAAACAAAGCCCCTGTAACCTTTTTACAATCACCGACCTTTTCTCCTTTTCCTTTTCCATAGCATTTCTTAGGGCAATAACAAATACCATTCTTTTTTTCATTGCATTTATTCCAGAAATATTCTAACTTAACCCCCTGATATATTCCAGGCTGAAACGAACACTTGTTATTATATAGATCGCTAATAAATATATTGTGTATCTCGCGCCTCTTCAAGCCGAATGGAACCGCGAGAGAATCGTCGCAATATACCTTGAAATCCGAGTTAATCATTCTAATCTTGAAATTCTGATATTTCAATTTCAATTCATAATTATCCTCGCGGTTATTTATAATGTCCTTACTAATATCTTCATAGATATTCCTAATATTGTCAATAATATGATTGACAATAACGACAGTATCCTCGACAACCTTTATTCCAGTTATTTGAATATTGCCGTTCTTGAATATTTTCACATTCGGCATATATTTCTCGTTCTTATATATAATTGTAACCTGGTTATCAAACCTATTTTTCTTCATCTTATTTTTCTTACTATTCCTCCTCTTCTTAGGATATGTCCCGCGATTTAAATCCTCGCCATCCTTCATATATTGTGCCCATACAATCCCGTCCGTATCATCCTTATCTATGATTACAATATTTTCAAATAGCATCTTCAAGTTTAAATTAATATCCTCGCCAATATTCGCATTACAAGTTATAGTAGAAACTCTATAATGCGAAAAGTTTATATCTTCAGCCTTCGCGGCAACAGAAACACTGCATTTATTATCAAGACTCGTCATTCTTAATAGCAATAGTAATTTGGGTAATTCACAATATTTATTGTATCAATGTTCTTATATCATTTTTTGTTTTTCTTTGCCTCAATTTTATTATTCATATTATCTGTGATGTTTTTGAGATATGATGTATTTACAATTTCATAATTGTAAGTAGTAGCTATCATAGGTGGCAGATTTAATAGGTGTGTTTTTTCATTCGTATGATGACCCTTGCGAAACTCCTCAATATTCATAGGTCCATTAAAGATATCCAGCAAAAATCTCGAAGGTGCCGGGCGTATCGGGCGAGTACATCCAAAATGTTTGCTCAGCATCTGTATCAAGCTATTTATCTCCCATACTTTATCACTCCCACAATGTGAAGAGAAGTTATAAGCATTAGCGCATTCTAACGAACAAAAGTTCCCGAACAATATATAAGTATTCGTAGTAATATTATATTTATAGGGCATCCCATATATCCGGTCTTTAATAGCGTGGCAACACCAATAGCAATTATTTGATGATTTAATAATATTATCATTATAATCTATATTAGTATCTCTATCTCTATCATTATCTTCCTTAATCAAATTGTCCTGAATCGTATTATAAAAGTTAGTCTCATTTATATAACAACAGTTCGGCTCATATGGCGTCGGAGCTTCTTGTAATTCATCTGTAATACTTATCTTATTTATATCATTATCAGATATAGGCAGTTGCAATATAATATCCTCATTTTCCACAACTACCACATCTTTTACAATAGTATTCATTAAGCCCTTCTTCTTATCTATTGTAGATTTAACATCGCTGTTTTTACTTTTTCTCGGCATTTAATTATAAACGCTTATATTATTTATATGTATTTATATACTTTTGTTATTATCAAAGTAGTCTTTGAAATATACAAGTGTCTTAATTAACTCTTTATTAACATTATCAACGGGCTGTTCTGTGTTTTTCGTAAATGTTATCTCTGTCGCTCCTGTCCCAGATGCTCCGGTTCCCCCGGTTCCCCCGGCTCCAGAGGCCTTGCTACCAATTATACATTTTTCTTTAATCTCTCTTATCTCTCCATTGAGAGAGTTAATAGTATCTATTAAATATTTTATTATAAATACAAATACTATTATTATTATCAAAACAAATAAATCCATAATACTTTAATTATATCAAAGAATATAAAAATAATCGATAGCGGTCGATAGAAAAGCTACGGACATTTAGCTGAACTTTAAGCCCGCTCCACCATTTATAACTGTTAGGACATTTATTTCCATAACATATATAGTAATTTCAAAATTGACTGGATAGACTCTATTTAATAAATCAGTATATGTTTTAGTAATATATGTATATTTGTCATCATCTTTAACCTCCGGATTTACATTCACAGATAATGAGGTAGTAATTTGCGTATTATCATAAGAACCCGAGCTTATCTGTTTTTCAGGAAATAAAGCAAATGAATAGCAGTATAGCCCCGTTCTCGGTATATTCGTGTGATATTTATGAGGCTCTATGTGATTATAATAAGTAGCATCATAATCAGCGCGCGTTATTTCTCTGTTCCATAATATTGCCGCCCTATCTAATATTCCAAGACCCTCGCTATATTCGTGAGACCCCGTGTAATTTGTATAATTATTAAAGTTTTTGATAGAATCGCTCCTTCGCGTAATCCATATAATCTCCTTGATATGATGATTAGCGTTTGTTATATCTATCAGCGTATGATTATCATTCAATGCAATTGCCTGAGTTTTCTTAACCGTATTAATAATATAATTAATCTGGTTAGTATTCAATAGCAAACTACTTCTTTCGGTACTATCTAAATATACATAGGTACATAATAGCTCGTTATTAACATCAAAATTTACATCACTCGGCTTCACAAATGTCGCAATAGATATAGGTGTCGATGGGAGGTGTGTAGTATTATACATTAGCGGGCTCACATAGGTATTCAATATATTACTCCATACCTGATATAATCCCTCGAAAGCATTATCATTAATATAAATATCTAATTCAACTTCGTTATTCTCTAATTTTAATAACGGAAGTGCCAGCGAGGGATTCTTAGTAAACCAGAAATTGAGAGGAACCTGTATTTTTCTCTTTTTAATACTCGGTGTTTGAGGAGTTTTTGCGAAACTTGATACAGGATAGGTTACATTATAAAGCCTGTTATTTAACACCCTGTATTTTGGCACGAAATTGAAAGGTGCCGTATATTCGTCTATATTCCCTATCAACTTATTATATTCAATATTATCTTTACTCGTGAGCTCATTCCATATATTCATCCATTCGCCATATAGCGTCTCTATATTAACAACCCCTATTCTAAGACGCGCTTCCTTGATATAATTGAAGCCTAAATTATTGACCCATCTGAACTTATATATATTATCCGAGTATATATCGGGGATTTTGAATGTCAAAAACAGTCCCGATAATAAATCAGCATAACGCTTTATTTTAAAATTAATACGCAATTCAGAAGTGGATGGTTTAAAACCAATATTGCTATCACCAGTAGAAGTAACAACAATAGTTTCCATAGAAAAATTAGTATGTTTTTTGAGCACATATTTATAATAATTAATATGCGGATTTAAGGTAATATATTCGCTCATATTACCCTTCAAAACTAATTGCATCAATCCGCCTCCCATTTTTATTTATACCCTTTATTATTATAAAGTTTTATTAATAGGCTTATATACTCTTATTTTTCAGGATGCCTAAGGATGCCTAAGGATGCCTACATATGCCTACATATGCCTACGGATGCCTACGCTCCGGCATATTTTCCTACAAATACCTTCATTTTCTCGTATCTTCTGTCATCGTTGTATTCTTCTAACTTTTTCTCAGATTGACTCTTATCTATTATTATAATAGTGGGATATCCCGAGATTTCATATTTATCTAATCTGTCCTTGCAATCCTTCATATTATACTTTTTAAAGTCTAATTTATTACCATATTCGCTATTAAGCTTATCCCATACTCCGGATTTACTAAAATCCTCGCAGTGTCCGCAACCGTCCATATAATAATACTCCATTCTGTATTTTTTATCCGCCGATTCGCCCATAAAAGTCTCCATTATTTTATTTTTATTATATGCGAATAAAACGGCAATAGCCAATAATAAAAAGAATATTATTGAAATCATAATAAATATATCGCTTCCGAAAAAACTCTTTTTTGCCGCCATATTAATATCCTCAAATCGTATAATCCTCTAAATTATTATTAGATAATAATATCATAATTATTAGATATTTCTTTATATTCTCTCTTAATTCTCTCGGTTTCTCCTATGATATCATTATCATTATCATTATCATTATCATTATCTAATTGTATTATAATTGAATTATAAAAATATGCCCCATATCTGTGCGTTTCTATATCTATATCCGCATTTGCGCTAACCTTATTGTCAATATACCCCTTGATAAACTTGATAAAATGCCCCTTCTCTATTAAAAATATTCTTACATCCAGAGAATCATAATCTATCGCAGCTTCATAATCTTTCAATACATAGCTATCATAATTATTCTCTCTAAGTATATTGACATACTTGTCAAGACTATTGTCATCGCACACAATTATAGTTCTATATACAAGATAGTTTGAATATAGCTCCTCTAATCTATTAATTATCTCGCGCGTCATTAATACTTTATTAATTATTATTGTTTTTGCCTTATGTATATTATCATTGTAATCAATATATAAGATTATTTATAATAACTAATTATAATGGACGAACAAATCATCAAGATTAGTATAGAACAATTTAGAGATATATATAATTCTGTAGATGTACCGCGCAATATTTTGGATAAAGCCGTAGATATTAAAAATACATATTCGTGTTTCAACTCCTATTATGACCCCAAAATGATATGGGCGAAAAAAATATACAATAATAAAGAGAAGTATAATAAACCCAAGGTTAAATCGAGATTTCACATCATAATACCCGACTTTACGAAGAAATCCGAGCTGAAAAGGTGTTTGATAGGTAATTTAAATAAACTAAGCATTAAAAACAAAGACAGTATCTACGAGAAAATTAAGGAAATTATCGCTGTAAATGATAATAACGATAACAAGGACGATATTTTTATGTATATATGGAATTATATTAAAACGAGCGACGATGAACTGTATAGCAATATACTCGCTCTATTTGACAAGGAATATGTCTGTGTGATGATTGATAAACTCTGGAATAATTACATTAGCAATAAGGAATGGGATCCGCCGAAATATATATACGAAAATAATCTTCTGGTATTGAACGACGAATACGATATGTATTGCGAATATACCAAGTGGAAGCGCGGAATAAATAATATTAATAAGATATGGATTAAATATAAACGCGAAGAACTGCCAATATTGCTAAATAATATTGCAGATTATGTCGTTAGTATTATATATAATACCGATATCTATAAATATATTCTGGATATTTTACTGGAACAATTATATAAAATCTTGGCTATCGCTAAATATAATTGTATAATAGATAAAATTAAAAATATAAATATTAAAAACTTGGATAATTCTACAAAGTTTTTTATTTATAATATTATTGAATTATAAAAAAATTATTTCTATATAATAGTATAGAGTAAGAAATAGTACAATGAAAGAGAGTGAAAATAACTTATCTTTTTATAGTAGTGCCATAATCCAAGCAATTTTTGCTATATTATTGTTAATAATCCTCAGTTATATTTACAAGCTGGAGAATATGGGGTGTGAATGTTCGGAACACCCCAACAAGGATTTTATCAAGAACTTCACTGTAATAGCCCTCGGTTATTTCATAATAACCTCTATTATATCGCTTAAATCTATCGCTAAAAGTATGGGATATGTCGTAGTCCAATTATTGTCAATTGCCACCTTCGTATTCTTCTTAATGTTTGTCGTATACATATACTATGCTTTTGAATATGTTAGATATTTAACCAACGAAAAATGCAAATGCTCTGAGGATTTAAGCCGTGATATCATTTCCGTAGGTACAATGATATCTCTCTTCCTCTTCTTAACCCTCCTATTCACCATAATTATCATCCCTATCCTATTAAGCACCCTAAGCAGCCTATTATCCAAGATAGAGGTATTTGAGGAGGAAGTAGAAGACACTATCCGCAACCCGATGAAATCTCTACGCAGCACCCCCGACAGAATCGTTAAATCCGTTAAAGAAGTCGGTAGCTTTGTTAATAAATCCGCTAAAAAAATAACCAATCTTAGAAAAAATAGATAAATAGCACCGAATTAACCCTTATTTAACCCTAGTTATACCCTTATTTTTATTCATAATATATCATATATCATATATCATATATCATATATCATATAGAAAAACAATAGAAGTCGAATTCAACTCTTATATCCCTTATATCCCTTATATCCCTCGTATTTTATATATTTAATGTGCGAGTGCCTTTTTTGGGTCTTCCTCGCCCTTTTAATATCTGGATATCCGCAGTATCCTCTATAATTGAAGTTATCTCTTCGTCGCTAACTGAAAGAGTTTCTATGTTATTATCGCTATCATCGATTGATATCTTGCTATGAACGTTCTTAATTATATTATCAATATCTTCATATTGCTTTTTATCGTTAGGCTGCGTCGCCATTCCTCTGTTTTGTGCATTCATATTTTGCGCATATGCCGGCATATTTGAAGGTACAGGGTCGCTATTTAAAGAACCGAAAAGATTACTTACCATATTGAATAACCCCATATTATCGTTGCTTGACCCGCGATTTTGAGACATTTGGGGCATTTGCTGTGGAGCGCCATTTCCCATCACATATTGTTTTGCAGCTGCATTTTGAAATTGCTTCATTAATTCGGGATTAGAACGGAGAACATTCTCTACATCAGGAAGAGGCTGTTCTTTAAACATTCTGCTCGTTAAATGGAACATAAAGGCGCTCCCTGAAAGTGATATAAAGAGCCTCAATTCGGGCGCCATCTTCTTGCCCGTCGCCTTGTATTTATAATGCAATTCCTCAAAAATATCATCATAATCGTTGATATTTTCATTGACCTGTTCGGACCACCCATCCAGCTTAATAGAAAACGGGTCATATCGCCCGTTAATATATTCAGTTCCTGAGATAAAAGCCATCAACATTTTTTGCTGAAATCTTATGCTCCCATCCAATTCCTTCTCTCTAATAATCCTATTATATTCGGTCCGCATCTCTTCAATATCAGAGTTCATATTGAACTTGAACGGTATCCTAAATCCCTTAGATTCCATTCTGTCCAGCTGATATATTATCTCTCTCTTTTCGTTTATCTCGTTCTTTATTATTTCCTTAGGGCTCAAAAACTTATTCTTATTTCTACCGCAGCTACCACCGCCTCCGCCTTCATCACTGCCGTTACTGCCGTTACTGCCGTTACTACCGTTACTTCCTTCGCTTCCTTCGCTTCCATCGCTTCCTCCGCTTACTACACTGCTTCCGCTACTTTCATCGCTTTCATCGCTGCCTCCACTTGCACCGCTGGCTTCACTAACATTATCATCATATATTTTCTTAATCTTGTTGCGATTTGAACTCTTTTTACTCTCATCACTATCGCTCTCGCTTTCTATTCGCGAACCTCTGCCAATTCTATCTTTATTGCGGTATATATTGCCGATATTTTTCATATATTTCTTTTTACCACCAGACGAACTTCCGCGCGAAGAACCACCCGAAGACATTGATATAACATCATCACTTATTTTTTTCCTGTTAAACAATTCTTCGTTAATAGCTATATTGGACTGCTTGCCACCCCCTGGTATATTAAAACTAAAAGGTTGCTTATTGAAACTTTCTCTATTCAATTCAATTAAATCATCATTTCTATTATTAAAATTTGATAGTAAAGCCATATTATATATTTATTTGGGTATCAAATGTTTATATATCTATTATAATTTTTAAATGTTTATTAATACGCATTCTTGTAAAAATAAGTTTCCATATTAGCATTAGCTATTTCTACGAGATAGCCACGATAACCAAGTGCCAAAAAATAATTTCCCTGATTTTACATAATATTCAGGGTGAAATTGTACCCCCAATATATCCCTCTTCTTATGATATAATATATCTATCATATCTTTCCTTTTCATTACGGCCTTCATATTCTTACCTACTTTGATAACAATATCATTATGATTATACATATATTTAGTCCTTACAATATCAAAAGGATACTTTATTTTTAAAGGTCTATCATAGTTTCTAATATATCCCGCATCTCTCGTTCTGACATTAGAGAACTTCCCAAATCTTACAGCGATATATTGCATTCCGTAGCAAATCGCCAAAATATGTATCTTGTTAGAGTGCTTAAATATTATCTCGGGAACTTTAGGTGACCTTCTATCAACTATGCGATAATCAGAACCAGATACTATAATAGCATCTAATTTATCTTCCAGATTATTCAATAATTTGAAGATGCCTTCTTCATCATACCAATCTCTAAAACATAATCTCGCATTTCTTATTGATTTTTTAAAACGCAACTTTCTGATATTATTTAAAGCGCGATTACTATACATCATTATTATCAATATTTTAGGTCGCCTCTTCTTCTTCATTATTTTCATTACAGCATATGCCACTACTATATAATTTATTATATTTATTTGTAATATCTCCCTTCGTAGTACTTCTAATATAGGATACAGCTTGCAAACACGCATCGCTCAAATCATCCTTCTTCTTGTTTTCATTAAATCTCTTCTTTAATTGCTCGTTCTCGCTAATATATTCGCGACACAACTCAATACTAAGCATCTTATTATTCTTATATTTATCCCTCCTAAATCCCTTCTTATTCCTCGCCTCTCCTCCATCGCCCGCTCCCGTCCCTGCGCCAGGCTTCGCAGCATTCGCTTCCATATTTATAACATAGATATGGTTTTTAGTTTTTAATGATGCATTTACAAGAACAACATTGCCCACCTCCTTATCCCAATATTTAATTAAACTAAAATAACCGTAGATGATATGCTGGATAGTTTTCATAATGCCGTTTAAATTAGAAGGCTGATTCTCTATCAATACATAATCTATCATATTGATACCCCTATTTTTTAACCCACCTATTATATTATCCATCTCAATATATATTCTTTCAGATATATCATCAATTCCTTTAATCTCCTTCTTAGATGAAGCCAATTCTATGATACGCCATTCCAATATCTCCAATATCTCGGTTTTTCTTAATATACATAGGGCAAGATTCTTAACCCCAATATCGAAACTGACATATATCATAATCCTAATCCTAATATCCTAATATCATTATTATATCAACATATCCTTATTAGCTAACTTACATAACATTATAGGTACATAGGTATATAGGTACATTTTATGTCTATGCTTAGGAATCTAATTTTTTTGTGATAGTTTTTTGGATTTCAGCTATTATTTTCGGACTGTATGAGGTAATACCGTAATGCTTTATAAGCACAGCGAGGTCTTTCCAAAATGTATCGCCTTCATATTTGGAATTGTATTTATTTATTTTCTTACATTTTTTATATAGCCATTTGTATGTCTTCTCTAAGTTTTCAGACTTCTTTGATATCTTACTAAGTCTCTGTTCCCTTATTAATCTGCTAATATAGCTTTTCAACTCCTCGCATTTATAATAGTTAGGCAAAGTCTCTCGCAAATCATAAAACTTCATATAATTATACGAGGGACATATCAATAAATTTTCTGTATAATCTATAAATGTCGGGTTATTATCTATTATTAATAATCTCTTGCCAATATCATAATTATTTGGTATCTTTATGGTCTTACTAATTAAAGGCAGTATCTTTGCGACAGATTTCTTTATATTTCCATATTTATCCATAATACAATTATCGCGCGTTAATAGTGGTCGGTCAAACTTAAAATTATTATGTTTCTCTATTATAGCTATCTCTTTGTTCGCCCATTTTTTCTCAGAAGCCGTATAAATATAAAAATAGCTTGATGGATACAGCTTTTTCATAGCATTAATAAATGTGAAAAAATGCGGTCGGACTAATAGAGATTTCTCCGAATAACTTTCATTCAAATATTTATTACATAGTGCCGTATATTTATTTAACCCCTTCATCTTATATTTTTTTACCAATTCTATAATATTATACAAATCACATTGATAATTACAATCGCCTATTATAGTTCCATCCAAATCTATTATAAATATATACGGCTCAGCATTGCCTCCCTTTTCTTCTTTGTTATTCATTAAATCTATTATAATATTATATTAGAATATTGCTTTATAAATAGAAGATATATAAGATAATGGCAGAATCCCATATATTTAATACTAAAAATATATCCGCATATAGCCATTTTTCAAATACAATTAATAACAAATATCTTAATTTGAATAACGAAAAAGGAAAAGATAGAAATATTAAAGTTCCCGATACATTACTTAAATATTTTAAGGATAAAACGCTCAAATATAATCTCGACAAAAGAATATTCTATTATAAGCATATAACGAACAAATTAAAAGATATAAATAACAAGCAGTGTCTAAAAGAATACGCTATCAATTCTAAGAAAAATGAAGATGTTCGCGGATACAATATCAATGATATAGTATTTCTTACAAAAAAGTTCGGTTCTATCAGCAAATACGGGTATATTTATATAACATCTATTAAAAATGAAGTAGGCAAATATCCTATTGCTTCAAAAATTATGATTAATAACCGCGTTAATCTTTTTGAAGCACAGATAAACTTGAAAATAACTGATAAAGTTATAAAAACTATGATATCAAGGCATTTCATTCTAACTTATAAAGTTATTACCTGCGACAGAATATCCAATAAAAACTTGCCAGATATTGTTCTCAATAAAAAATACTATGTTTTATTAAATGAGCTTGCCAGAGGTGATTTAAAACAGCTATGTTATAATATAACTTTCCTCAAAAATAACAGCGTATTATATAATGTATTTATCCAAATCATATTAGCAATATCAACTTTTCATCATTTCGGATTTATTCACGGAGATTGCCATTGGGGAAATTTTCTATATCATATGAATTATAATGTTGCCAAAAATAGCTATTACCACTATAGTATTTATGGCAAAAATTATTATCTGAAATCTTGCGAATATACTATGTATATTTATGATTTCGGTTTTGCCGAAAAAATCAAATCTGTCAAAAAGTCCCTTATTGATGCCGACTATAGAAGATTGATAAATGCTTTTAGAAATAAAAAGATAGAACCGCGTTCCTGGATATCTGTAGATAGTAATCTGCCTTCTGACGAGATCGGCGAATATGTCAAAACATTTAAAAAAGCTATTAATAATAATAATCACACCAGTAACGGAAGTGTAAGCGACAGCAATATCTATGAAAATAACAGCATATATTTAGAAAAATTAACGATTGATATAATTCTGCCAATATTATTAAAAGCCCCTGACAAAACATTTGTTGCCAAATTACCAGTAAATGCCACGATTATTAATAAAAAACCCTATTACATCAATAAAAAAATATTAATCAAAGACTAATCGCATCAATACGCGCATTAGCATCAGCTGTATATTTTGCAGTTAATTCGTCAATATATTCGGTCATTGTTTCAAAGCCGACATATACCATTTCGTCAATCTCCTTTTTAGTTATATGTAATCGCATTCCCTTCCTCGCAAATATTATATTCATTCCACTTTTTAAAACGAGATTTTGAGGGCGATAATAATTAGTATATTTACTATCTTGAATCTGCTTTAATAAAACCTCTTTTACTCTTAGAATATTTAATATCGTCATCAACTGCTTTACGATATATATGAAATTTATAGTTTTTACAGGAATATGTTCTGCATTTTGATTATCATTATCTTTATACAAAAGCATACCTATTATATTCTCACGAGGTACATCGGCGAATATTTTTATAGGAAAATTATTAGTTAATCCCCCATCATAATAATGATAATCTCCTATATTTATCGGTTTAAACAATAATGGTATAGACATTGAAGCGCAACAAGCCTTATACACGCAGGCATCGGGCGTTTTCTCAATAGAAAAAATTTCATTTTCGCAAGTATTTATATTCGTACAAGATATATACATATTTACTCCGAAAATTTTAGATAATTGCGCGAATGTAATAGTCTCTGATATATCTTCGCAAGCATTAGGCTCTTCTGTGTCCTTCGTGTCCTTCGTGTCCTTGCACCTATCGGGATATTTCCTCTTTATAATAATTTTTAAATGCTTAATCATTGCCTCTGTATCAAATAAACCAAGTTCTGTAATTAATCTGATGTACTTTTTAATAGATAAAAAACATAACTCATTATCTTTCATACAATTATATAATACCTCTTCCATCTCATAAATAGTTAATTTAAGGGCAAACATAATGCCTATCAAAGAACCTATAGAACACCCGGCAATATGTTTTATATTCTTATGCATATTATTTAAATATAAGTATCTAAGAGCACCAACGAATATAACACCACGCATACCGCCTCCCGATAAAACTAAATGAGTAATATTCATATTCGTACTCGCATTCGTACTCGCATTCGTACTCGCATTCGTACTCGCATTCGTACTCGCATTCGTACTCATTTTTAATTATATAATATTATATATATTATACCCAAATATCGCGTTTATCTCTTAAATATCCCTAATATCTCCCTAATATCCCTAAATGTGCGAATTGTATTCTTGAATACTAACTTTGTAATATGCAAGAGCCTCTTTAGATGCATTGTTCTCAGCTTCTTTTTTAGTATTTCCCGTAGCCGTAGAAATAATGCTCCCGTTCTTGTCTTTGATACAATATGTAAATATACGAACATTATCTTTAACGGTCACATTCAGCTCTTTGAATTGCGGTACATCCTGTAAAGAATGAAGCATATGAGATACAAGCATATCCTTGTAATTGTTTTTAATTCTAATGAGTTCGCAAAAGTCTATATAATTCTCAATTATATATATTATCCAAGATTCTACAACAAAATATCCCGCTCCAGAAGAGGGATTTATATTTATATTAGGAATAATAACATTATCAGCATCCGTCTGGAAATCCAAATAGAGTGCCCCTAAAAATGCCTCAAATATATCCTCCATAATTTTATAGTTATTCCTTCCACCAGATTCCTCTACCTGCTTAGATATAATAGCAAATTTCGGTAATCCTATTTTATCCGACAAATACCCCAACATCTTTCCATTTACTATCTTTGTCCTAATTTTAGACAAGAACCCCTCATTTTGGTCTGGAAATCTATTATATAAATAATTCGTTACAATCATTCCAAGTAAAGAGTCCCCCAAAAACTCGAGACGCTCATAAGACATATCTTGAAGAGGCAAACAATCGCTCGGACAATTCGCATTGCTTTTCTCAAAATCAATATTTTTCATAGTACAATAAGATTTATGAACGAATGCAACGCGATATAAATTGATGTTCTTTATTTCTAAAGCAGGCAACCCATTGCTACTTAGCAATTTATATAAATCCTCTTTGCTTAACAGAGTGTTTTTTGAATTATACGGTTGATTTTCTACATCAATCTCCATCGTTTTATTATGGATATTATCAATTCTTTTCATTATGGATATATATCTTAGTTATATCTATTTCTCAAAATATGAATATATCAATTTTTATATATATAAATATTAAATGTATTTTTCTTTTAAATAGAATAAGATAATAAATGAGTTATCTAGCTAATGATATAACAGCCCCCCTAATCCAAATAGATTCGGTTGCTATTGGGTTTCAATTGGACGGCGAAAACGAAGCAAGAAATATCAATAGTTTAGATTTAAATAAAGATGAATTTTTGGCCGTAGGAGAGAAAACATATATTCCCGGCGATACTTCAAATACTAAATGGTCTCTTCTCGTTAATAGCAAAGGTACTTCGGTAAATGCCTCGAGAAACCTCGCTCGCGAAAGTTTAACTCTTGATACCTCGCTATATGTAGATAAAAACATTCATTGTTCGGGTATTATTAAAGCGGCAGGGTTAGAGCTTAATAATATCAGAATTGACAATGCAACAACTATAACAAGCGATTTAATTAGGGATTTTATCGTTAAAACTAACGATCTCGTAGTATCTCAACCTTTTCAAACAGGCTATATTACAAATTATAACAACCTCTATAATATTAATTATGATGTTAAAAATGTTTATACGCCTAACTTCGTTACCTTCGGAGGCCATATTGATACATACAAAAATACACATCCGCTAAACATCGTCACCACTCCTAACAATAAATTCAGCAGTATGCATATTTCTATAAGAAACGATACTAACAATGACGAAGAACCCTCGAGAATGTGTATTGGTATGATTGGTGGCAGCAATATATCTCCCGCTATTATTTCTACAACACGAGGAGTTCCGCTCGAATTTCACATTAGTACTTCTTCGGAGAATATTGATGCAGCCTATGGCACAAAAGCATTTCCTATATACAACTCTAATAATGTCCCTGCTATGACAATTGATGCGAATAATAATGTAGGCATCGGCACGAATAACACTACTCAAAAAAACTATTATAAAAAGATTTTCGCAAATAATAACACGACTACCGAAGAAAGATTCGGTAAACCTAAATTAGAAGTAAAAGGACTATCTACATTTGAAGACATATTATTGCACGATTACCAAACAAATACCTATAAACATCTCGATGATATATATATCCGCGGAACAGGTCTCGGGGTTCTCAACGCAACACAAATAAATGGCGGCGATTTTACAGATTCTCTCTACAGATTTAACAATAATCTCTCCGTCTTAAAGCAATTAAATGCCGGCAATGTCAATATTGCTAATAACGCGACAGTCGGATGTAATCTAACCACCGATATTTTAAATGTTAACGAACATTCTACTTTTGATGGAACCGTAGCATTTAATAATGATGTTAATTTTGACAGCGTCCAAAATATTAATATGAATAACCTAAATATAAATAACGACCTATTCATCAATAATAAGCGCGTAACACCCCTCAATACAAATGATACTTTTACAGGGAACTTTGAAAAAAGCATAGTAGATGGTAGCAACTATTTATTTGTTTATGTTAGCAGCAATATCGCTTCTCTCGATGCCAACTGCAATGTTAATTTCCCTAATAAAATGGGTATCGGTCTGACAAATACCGACGGTTTCGATGGTGTCCTAAATATTATCAAGAATGATAGAACGACGAGCAACAATTTTGACATATTACTAAAAAATACCATAGAAAACAAGACATATATCGCTAATATAGGAAGACTCTCGCGACTTGATTATAACGACAACAGCTTGATATTTAACACTAACAAGGTGCCTGGAAAAAATAACAACATATATTTTTATCCATCGAGTGATATATCTGTATTGACTTCTAATCGTTTTCTTCCCAATATAAGAAATACACCTCCGACACTATCTTTATTAAATGGCAAGGTAGGTATAAACAAATTGAATCCCGATAATCTTTTCGCGCTGGATATTGAAGGTAAAATAGCTGCTAACGAGTATTATGTATCTCAAGATAACAATTTTAAAAGGACTAAGAACTTTGTTTATAATAATGGCAAAAATTTTTTCAACTTATACGATACATCAACTGATAAGTTTTGTATCAATTATAATGAGCTTATATCATTCGCCTCAGATATGAGAGGCCTCAATGTTAAAAAAGGTATTAACGCTGATTTATATTATCAAAACAACATATTATTAGAAACCCTACAAAAAGCGAGTTCGACAGACAGTTTTTACACTAATAAGAATATATCTATAGGCTGGAACGGCGAAGCTAATGTTACACCGCTTCAAGTTAGAAACTTATATACGAACGATTATAATTATTCAACTATACGCATTTACAGAGGTGTTCGCGGAGGCGGTCTTTTTAATAACGCTGATTATAGTGGTATTGATATCTGCGAGTATGACAGAGATATTAATCAAGACCGAAATAAAGAGAAGTGGTTCATTTATAAAAATCATAAATATAATGACCTCGACGCAAGAGATTATATGCGCGTCGGCCCTTTGCAAATCGGATACACCGATAAAACTATTGAGCCCACTTCATATGGTATGTCGTTTTATTATGATCCAGCGAGTTCCAAATATCATATAGATGTTAATAACCCCAAGGTATCCTATGATGACAAATCTGCGATGACAATATACGGCGACCTAAATGTTCACGGGAATGTTAATATTTTAGATAACGAAGGATGCAATTTTAATTTTACTATGAAAGCATTATCCTCTAATCTAAAAAGAGTAGACAGATATATCAATTATATATCTGGAGATGGCATTGATACAGGATATGCGACATCCACGAATAAAATTGCAATGTCTATTGATATTTTGAGGCCCAGAGAAAATGTTATAATTGACCCTGTGGAAAATCAGAAGATTCCTGTAATAATTAAAAATATGAATGATGATAATCCGGTAACAAAGTTTATCACTTATTCTAAAAGTAATATTTGCTATTCTATGATAGAATTGGCTATTTACAACAGTAATCTTCAATTAGTAGATGATGCCATTGATAAACAAAACAATATCAGAAATGCCATACAAATGAGCGTGGCTAATAATAATAGCAATACTTATCTTGATTTTAATGTTTATAACAACGATTCATACAAAAACTTTTTGCGATTTATTAATACAGTCAGTGATAATGGTGATGCCAACAGTACTATAGCACACTTGGGTCTCGGGACAGACAAGAGTTCAAATATCCTTTTTCACATTGATGGGAATGAAAAATACGGCCTTCAAATTACAAATAATAAGTTTCCGGCTTCTATCAATTTATTGAACTCTGAAGGAAAAAATATTTATCATACTATATCAGGCGGTGATCTTCACAATAATCACAAGTTTACTATTGATGTCTCTTCAGCTACTGTGGATGATCTAAATAACGAACCAGTTATGACAAATGTATTCACAATAGACGCCTTCCAATACAACGGGGAAAAACGCAGAGGGGCTCGCTATGGATTCAATGAAGACTTTGCATCTAACATAAATCAGACCTTTGTAATTAAAAGTGATTACGATACAGTTCCTATGTCAATTACGAGCAGATACAGCTACGAATATATGTTTAATAGTACAGTTAAAATAGATTATGACAAAGTGCTATTTGATATATTATCATCGAATTGGAATAATGATTCTAAGACATATTTCAGTTTTTATAAACAGAATATAACAGAGTTGCCTGCTACAGACGCTAATAATAATGTTATCACTTCTAATAATATCTATGACGACGGCTTCATATTTAAAGCAAATAATCTAATATCAAGAAACCTCTCGTATATTACTATTCATTCTAATCTCAATTATCCGTATTTTTTCAGTAATTTAGATATTAATTATATGCACCTTAATAACCAAACATTTGACATAGAAACAGATAGTGTCAAAGATAAATATGATTTATTCAAGGAAAACGATTTTTCCTTAGTACCACAAGGCATATTTTACAGTAGCAATGACGATATTAAACCCAGCGATATTTCAGAAAAAATGCTTTCCGTAATTGATAAAGCCGTATTCAATGTCTATGATAGTAATATATTATTCAACTATGAATATATAAATAGATATATTATATCCGACCACATATCGTGCAATATAGCTATTAGCGTCAGTTCAAATATTCAGACAATTGATAACAGCAACTATTTTAATATCAGCAACTATATAACGACAACTTTTGGAACTGTCAATCAGCCTTTTAATGCCCTTCAGAATGTAATGCAACATACCTATATGGATTATCATCAAAATGCTATTAATCTCAATGTAAAATTTTTAGAATATTCCAATATATATTTAAATACATATACTATAAATACTTTGAAATACAATTCTAACATAGCATATGATGCAGTATTTTTTTCCGTTCATACTAATCATTTAAATATTGCAACTTCAAATATTATATTTGAAGAGCTATTTGAATTAAGCACGGCATATCTCGATATAACTTCTAATATTCAAGATAATAATATAATTTTTAGAACATCCAACTATTCTATTAACAACAATGCTAATGCTATGCAAAGAAATATGGTTATCCAGAAATTTAGTTCCAATGTTTTCCAAGATACCTTTGATATTTTGGGTAATCCTATAAATAAAACTATAGTTATAGAAGAATATTTTAATAACTATTGCAATTATAATTTGGAAGATATCAATATAGGAATTCGCAACTATAACTATAAAAATTATAAACCACACATCTCTTTGATAAATGATGTTGAGAAAAACGATAGTGTTTTTGAAGGACACGAAATATACAGCTATGACGGAGTATTTGAAATCAAATATGCTAATTCCACAAACAAGCAATTTGTCCCTCTTAAAATTGATAATCTTGGAAATATGACTATTAATGGAGGCTTAGATACGAAAGGTAATATTAAAATAGACGGGAATATATATGATGCTAATGGCAACAATTTAATTGAAATACTCAACAAAAATTATTATAAAGAATATGAGATAAACTCAAGTAATATTCATTTTAATTCTTTAGGTTCAAACGGTCTTGAAATTAATTCTTATGCTATCAATAATCATATCGATTATAAGTTCTTTTATGTAAAAGATTATTTATCTTCAAATGCAATTAATGATATTTTAATATTGCATAAATCTGAACTATTAAATAATACATATAATCTTGATTTATATGCAGATTTGTATATTAACTGCAATTTATATATCGAAGGCGAGGGAAATATCCCTTCATTATCAGTATTCCAAAAACATAACCAAAATATTATACAAGTTGCTAATTTGGAACGCGAAGTTATGACAGTTGCCTATGACGGAAGCGTAGGATTAGGTGTAACAGAGCCACAAAGTGCCCTATTTAATATCAGACAAAATAATGAATATACCAATGTTATCTCGGCCTCTAATCTTGACCGCGAATTGATGACATTGACATATGATGGTAGCTTAGGATTGGGAGTAGTAGAGCCACAAGGAGTATTGCTAAATGCTCGCCAGAATAATGTCGACAGAAATATTATCTCGGCTTCTAATTTGGACCGCGAAGTTCTGACAGTTGCCTATGATGGTAGCATAGGGTTCGGTGTTACGCAACCTCAAGGAGTTCTCTTCAATATTCGTCAGAATAATGTCGGTAGTAATATTATCTCGGCTTCTAATCTTGACCGCGAAGTCCTAACAGTCGCCTATGATGGTAGTATAGGGTTCGGTGTTACGCAACCACGAGGAATCTTGCTAAACGCTCGACAGAATAATATAGGCAGCAATATTATCTCGGCTTCTAATATTAATCGCGAAGTCCTGACAGTTGCCTATGATGGTAGCATAGGTTTTGGTGTTACGCAACCACAAGGCATTTTGCTAAACGCTCGTCAGAATAATGTTGGTAGCAATATTATATCAGCTTCTAACATAGACCGCGAAGTCCTAACAGTAGCATATGACGGTAGCATAGGTTTTGGTGTCTCAAGGCCACAAGGAGTATTGCTAAATGCCCGACAGAATAACATAGGGAGCAATATTATCTCGGCTTCTAACATAAATCGCGAAGTCTTAACAGTAGCCTATGATGGTAGCATAGGGTTTGGTGTAACACAACCCAGAGGAATCTTGCTAAACGCTCGCCAGAATAATGTCAGTAGCAATATTATTTCAGCTTCTAATTTGGAGCGCGAAGTCCTGACAGTCGCCTATGACGGTAGCATTGGTTTTGGTGTTACTCAACCGCGAGGAATCTTGCTAAACGCTCGCCAGAATAACATCGGAAGCAATATTATCTCGGCTTCTAATTTGGATAGGGAAGTCTTAACGGTGGCCTATGACGGTAGCATAGGTTTTGGTGTCTCTCAACCCAGAGGAATCTTGCTAAACGCAAGACAGAATAATGTCGGTAGCAATATTATATCAGCTTCTAATTTGGAGCGCGAAGTTCTAACAGTGGCCTATGACGGTAGCATTGGTTTTGGTGTTACGCAACCGAGGGGCATCTTGCTAAATGCTCGTCAAAATAATGTCGGTAGCAATATTATCTCAGCTTCTAACATTGACCGCGAAGTCCTAACAGTGGCCTATGACGGTAGCATTGGTTTTGGTGTTACACAACCGCGGGGCATCTTGCTAAATGCTCGACAAAATAACATAGGAAGCAATATTATTTCGGCTTCTAACATTGAGCGCGAAGTTCTGACAGTCGCCTATGACGGTAGCATTGGTTTTGGTGTTATGCAACCGCGAGGCATATTGCTAAACGCTCGTCAGAATAACATAGGAAGCAATATTATCTCGGCTTCTAATATTAATCGTGAAGTACTGACAGTAGCCTATGACGGTAGCATTGGTTTTGGTGTCTCTCAACCGCGAGGAATCTTGCTAAACGCTCGACAGAATAACATAGGAAGCAATATTATCTCAGCTTCTAATTTGGATAGGGAAGTCCTGACAGTAGCCTATGACGGTAGCATTGGTTTTGGTGTTACTCAACCTCGGGGCATATTATTAAATGCCCGACAGAATAATATAGGAAGCAATATTATATCAGCTTCTAATTTGGATCGCGAAGTCCTTACAGTAGCCTATGACGGTAGCATAGGTTTTGGTGTTACTCAACCTCGGGGCATATTATTAAATGCTCGTCAGAATAATGTCGGGAGCAATATTATCTCGGCTTCTAATTTGGATAGGGAAGTCCTGACAGTAGCATATGACGGTAGCATTGGTTTTGGTGTTACTCAACCCCGGGGCATATTACTAAATGCTCGTCAGAATAATGTCGGGAGCAATATTATCTCGGCTTCTAATTTGGACCGCGAAGTCCTTACAGTAGCCTATGACGGTAGCATAGGTTTTGGTGTATCGCGACCACAAGGTGTGTTACTAAATGCAAGACAGAATAATATAAACAACAATATTATTTCAGCTTCTAACATAGACCGCGAAGTCCTGACAGTTGCCTATGACGGTAGCATAGGTTTTGGTGTAACTCAACCACGAGGCATATTGTTAAATGCTCGACAGAATAATATAGGAAGCAATATTATCTCTGCTTCTAATTTGAATCGTGAAGTCCTGACAGTAGCCTATGACGGTAGCATAGGTTTTGGTGTTACTCAACCCCGGGGCATATTACTAAATGCTCGCCAGAATAACATAGGTAGCAATATTATCTCGGCTTCTAATTTGGATAGGGAAGTCCTGACAGTAGCCTACGACGGTAGCATAGGTTTTGGTGTAACTCAACCCAGAGGAATCTTGCTGAACGCAAGACAGAATAATATAGGAAGCAATATTATCTCGGCTTCTAACATAGACCGCGAAGTTCTGACAGTCGCCTATGACGGTAGCATAGGTTTTGGTGTAACTCAACCCCGAGGAATCTTGCTAAACGCAAGACAGAATAACATAGGAAGCAATATTATCTCGGCTTCTAACATAGACCGGGAAGTCTTAACAGTAGCCTATGACGGTAGCATTGGTTTTGGTGTATCACGGCCACAAGGAGTATTGCTAAATGCCAGACAGAATAATATAGGCAGCAATATTATTTCAGCTTCTAACATAGACCGCGAAGTCCTGACAGTAGCTTATGATGGTAGCATAGGTTTTGGTGTTACTCAACCTCGAGGCATATTATTAAATGCCCGTCAGAATAACATAGGAAGTAATATTATCTCGGCTTCTAATTTGGATAGGGAAGTCCTGACAGTCGCCTATGACGGTAGCATAGGGTTTGGTGTTACACAACCCCGAGGCATTCTTTTCAATGCCCGTCAGAATAACATAGGAAGCAATATTATCTCGGCTTCTAATTTGGATCGCGAAGTCCTGACAGTCGCCTATGATGGTAGCATAGGTTTTGGTGTTACTCAACCCCGAGGAATCTTGCTAAATGCTCGACAGAATAACATCGGTAGCAATATTATTTCAGCTTCTAATTTGGATAGGGAAGTCCTGACAGTAGCCTATGATGGTAGCATAGGTTTTGGTGTAACTCAACCCAGAGGAATCTTGCTGAACGCAAGACAGAATAATATAGGAAGCAATATTATTTCAGCTTCTAATTTGGATCGTGAAGTCCTGACAGTCGCCTATGACGGTAGCATTGGTTTTGGTGTAACTCAACCCCGAGGCATTTTGCTAAACGCAAGACAGAATAACATCGGAAGCAATATTATCTCGGCTTCTAACATAAATCGCGAAGTCTTAACAGTAGCCTATGACGGTAGCATTGGTTTTGGTGTTACACAACCCCGAGGCATTTTGCTAAACGCAAGACAGAATAACATCGGTAGCAATATTATCTCGGCTTCTAACATAGACCGGGAAGTCTTAACAGTGGCCTATGACGGTAGCATAGGTTTTGGTGTTACACAACCCCGTGGAATCTTGCTAAACGCAAGACAGAATAATATAGGAAGCAATATTATTTCAGCTTCTAACATAGACCGCGAAGTCCTTACAGTAGCTTATGATGGTAGCATAGGTTTTGGTGTTACTCAACCTCGAGGCATATTACTCAATGCAAGACAGAATAACATAGGAAGTAATATTATCTCGGCTTCTAATTTGGATAGGGAAGTCTTAACGGTTGCCTATGACGGTAGCATAGGTTTTGGTGTTACGCAACCTCGAGGCATATTACTCAATGCAAGACAGAATAACATCGGTAGCAATATTATCTCGGCTTCTAACATAGACCGCGAAGTCTTAACAGTCGCCTATGACGGTAGCATTGGTTTTGGTGTAACTCAACCCCGAGGAATCTTGCTAAATGCCCGACAGAATAACATAGGAAGCAATATTATCTCGGCTTCTAATTTGGATAGAGAAGTCTTAACAGTTGCATATGATGGTAGCATAGGGTTTGGTGTCTCTCAACCCCGAGGAATCTTGCTAAACGCAAGACAGAATAACATAGGAAGCAATATTATCTCGGCTTCTAATATTAATCGCGAAGTCCTGACAGTAGCCTATGACGGTAGCATAGGTTTTGGTGTTACTCAACCACGAGGCATATTACTAAATGCCCGACAGAATAACATAGGAAGCAATATTATCTCGGCTTCTAATTTGAATAGCGAGGTTATGACTCTGACATATGATGGTATTATGGGCTTAGGAGTGACAAATCCTAATAAACAAAGTAAATTGGATGTGAGAGGTAATATAAATATTGTTAGCGAACCAGGGTCAGATTTTATATATACCATTAACAATCGCGATATTATTAGAGAAACCTGTAATTTTATTTTAGAGACAAGTAATTTTATAGCTACCAGAATAACAAATCTCACAACAGATTTGATTACAGAAAATAGCACTTCTAAAAATAAATTCATAGTAGCTAATAAATATAATAATAATCTATTTATTGACGGCGATTTAACTATCAATTCTAATTTAATTGTATATGGCGTAACAACAACATTGAATACCGATGTTTATACAACAGAACAATTGAATATAACAAATACTGGCGAAGGAGATGCTCTGATAGTTAAACAAATTAATAATTCATATAATATATTCACTGCTTCAAATAATAATATTCCTGTTTTTAATATTAATTATAATGGAAAAGTTGGTATTGGTACTGAAGCTCCTAAGGTATATTTGGATATTAACACGACAGACGGCATCAAAATACCAAGTGGCACAGAAATCCAGAGACCTGCTGGAATCAACTTAATAAAAGGTACTATCCGCTATAACACTGACACTAATCAATTTGAAGGCTACGGAGCAGGCAATAACTGGGGGACACTCGGAGGCGTCAAAGATGTCAATAATGATACTTTTATAAGTGCTGAGAGCTCCCCTGGTGTTAATAATGACGAGCTACGCTTTATAACAAGCAATGTCGAAAAGATGATTATCAAAAAAGATGGTAGAGTCGGTATCGGCACTCAAGACCCTAAGGTATATTTGGATATTAACACGACAGATGGCATCAAAATACCAAGTGGCACAGAAATTCAGAGACCTTCAGGAATCAACTTAATAAAAGGTACTATCCGCTATAACACTGACACTAATCAATTTGAAGGCTACGGAGCAGGCAATAACTGGGGGACACTCGGAGGCGTCAAAGATGTC